AAGCACCGGTTACATCTAAAGTGGAACTTAAGGTTGCAGCCTTGGAAACCTTCAATGTTGATTTTAATGTGGAAGCATTGGCAACATCCAAAGTAGAACTTAATGTAGATGCCTTAGATACAGTTAAAGTATCATTTACATTCAATGTGCTACCCATAGTGGAAGCCCCAGTTACTGCCAATGTGGAACTTAAGGTGGCAGCTTTGGAAACCTTCAATGTGGATTTCAAAGTGGAAGCATTAGATACAGATAAAGTATCATTTACATTCAATGTGCTACCCATAGTGGAAGCCCCAGTTACTGCCAATGTAGAACTTAATGTAGCAGCTTTGGAAACCTTCAATGTTGATTTCAAGGTGGAAGCCTTAGATACAGTTAAAGTATCATTTACATTCAATGTGCTACCCATAGTGGAAGCCCCAGTTACTGCCAATGTGGAACTTAAGGTGGCAGCTTTGGAAACCTTCAATGTTGATTTCAATGTGGAAGCCTTAGATACAGATAAAGTATCATTTACATTCAATGTGCTACCCATGGTAGAAGCACCGGTTACATCTAAAGTTGAACTTAAGGTTGCAGCCTTGGAAACCTTCAATGTTGATTTTAATGTGGAAGCATTGGCAACATCCAAAGTAGAACTTAATGTAGATGCCTTAGATACAGTTAAAGTATCATTTACCTTCAATGTGCTACCCATAGTGGAAGCACCAGTTACTGCCAATGTGGAACTTAATGTGGCAGCTTTGGATACATTCAATGTGGATTTCAATGTGGAAGCCTTAGATACAACTAAAGTATCATTTACATTCAATGTACTACCCATGGTAGAAGCACCGGTTACATCTAAAGTGGAACTTAAGGTTGCAGCCTTGGAAACCTTCAATGTTGATTTTAATGTGGAAGCATTGGCAACATCCAAAGTAGAACTTAATGTAGATGCCTTAGATACAGTTAATGTATCATTTACATTCAATGTGCTACCCATGGTGGAAGCACCAGTTACTGCCAATGTGGAACTTAATGTAGCAGCTTTGGAAACCTTCAATGTGGATTTTAATGTAGAAGCATTAGTAACATCTAATGTGGAGCTTAGTGTGGATGCTTGTTTGACATATAAATCTCCATTGAAGGAAGCATCCCCAGATATTTTAAGTTCGCCATTTAATGAGATGTCTTCTGAAACAATTAATGTATAATCATTGACAGTTGTATTAATCTTCTTAATATTATCATATTGATATACAGACAAATTACCCTTTATAATTAAATCACCACTAATATCTACATCTCCGTTCATGGATACGTCATTTTGTAAGGTGGTTTTACCAGTAACAGCCAATGTGGAACTTAATGTAGCAGCATTAGAAACCTTCAATGTGGATTTCAATGTAGAAGCCTTGACAACATCCAAAGTAGAACTGAGTGTGGAAGCACCAGTTACTGCCATTGTGGAACTTAATGTGGCAGCTTTGGAAACCTTCAATGTGGATTTCAAAGTGGATGCCTTGGATACATCCAAAGTATCATTTACTTTCAATGTGCTACCCATGGTGGAAGCACCAGTTACATCTAAGGTGGAACTTAATGTAGCAGCTTTGGAAACCTTTAATGTGGATTTCAAGGTGGAAGCATTGGCAACATCTAATGTTGATTTCAAAGTGGATGCCTTGGATACAGTTAAAGTATCATTCACTTTCATTGTGCTACCCATGGTGGAAGCACCAGTAACAACCAATGTAGAACTTAAGGTTGCTGCCTTGGAAACCTTCAGTGTTGATTTCAAAGTGGATGCCTTGGATACATCCAAAGTAGAACTTAATGTGGAAGCACCAGTAACAGCCAATGTAGAACTTAAGGTTGCTGCCTTGGAAACCTTCAATGTTGATTTCAAAGTGGATGCCTTGGATACAGTTAAAGTATCATTCACTTTCAATGTGCTACCCATGGTGGAAGCACCAGTAACATCCAATGTAGAACTTAAGGTTGCTGCCTTGGAAACCTTCAGTGTTGATTTCAAAGTGGATGCCTTGGATACATCCAAAGTAGAACTTAATGTGGAAGCCCCAGTCACATCTAAGGTGGAACTTAATGTGACAGCTTTGGAAACCTTTAATGTGGATTTCAAGGTGGAAGCATTGGCAACATCTAATGTGGAGCTTAGTGTGGATGCTTTGGATACAGTTAAAGTATCATTCACTTTCAATGTGCTACCCATGGTGGAAGCACCAGTAACAGCCAATGTAGAACTTAAGGTGGCAGCCTTAGAAACCTTCAATGTGGATTTCAATGTAGAAGCCTTGGAAACATTCAAAGTAGAACTTAAGGTGGATGCCTTGGATACAGTTAATGTATCATTTACCTTCAACGTGCTACCCATAGTAGCAGCATTATCAACATATAATTCACTATTGAAAGAAACATCTCCTGAGACTAATAGTTCACCGTTTAATGATAAATCCTCTTTAATTATAAGAGCATATTCGTTAATAACACTGGTTGTATGTATAACCTCTTCAGTTTGTGTTTGAAATACTGATAAATTACCTCTTACTACTAAATCCCCACTGATATCTACATTTGCGTTCATAGAAACATCTCCATTGAGATTCGAATTACCTGAAACATCTAAACTTTTGAGTATTATGACATCTGATTTGAATTCCGTATTGTCACCAAACTTTACGTTATTAAAATTTACATTACCACAAATGTCAAGGTCATTTAAAAAACGGGCTTTACCTGAAACATCTAAATAATAGTCAGATGATTCAACACCAACCATTAATTTATCAGCTACATACAAATTTGAGTTTAAGCTTGCATCGTCATGAATAAGCAACTTTCCGGTTCTTGTTATCAAATCACCACCGCTTATATCAATAAAACCTTTGACATATGCCTGTTTGAATAAGTTTGAACTACTGGAAAGATCTAACCAGTTTGGCATTGTATAATAAAACTCCCGAAAAGAAATATCAATAAAAACGGTATTTAGAATATAGTATTAAATTCTAAATACTATATTCACTTAAAATTGTTTCATTAGAGTGCTTGAAAGTATATAGTTTTGATTCTTCACGTACGCACATGATGCGGCTTCGTCTGTATTTGTATTAATTGGTAAGGTAGTTATTGTAACCGTGCTATCAAATACAGCTTCTCCAGATACAGACAGATTCTCAAGTAATCGTAAATTTTGTTCTACTTTTGGCATTGTTTCTTCTTTGAACAAAGCGAAGTCATCGTCTCCATAAATTACATTTTCGGTTATGAAAATGCCGTAAGGTGTTATTTGAATTTTATCTTTATCTTCTTTTACAATGACGAATTCATCATCATCAAAACGAATTTCATCTGACGTATATACACTAACCATTACTTTACCTTCTTCTGAACCAACTCCCTGAATAGCAGTAGGTGGTATTGACGCAATTGGATATTGTGCGTAAAAATTACCACAAATATCCACATTCCCATTCATAGAAATGTCGCCATACATATCTACGGTCCCCGTAAATGGCGATTCATCCCCATCCAGATTTATATGTTGTGTCCTTGTTATAATGTCTTCTAAACGGTCATGGACGTTTTCAGTAAGGTCTTTTATATATTGAAATTTTGAGTTGCTAATATCATAATAAACATTATTGTCCCGGACACGGATTTCTTGTGAATTAATACTAAACTCTGGAGTAGAATCATTATTATATAGATTAAGATTCTTGTTGTTACGTAATGAAACCGTTCCACTTACATCTATAAAATCTTGAAAATATGATTGTTTTAATTTATTTGAACTGGATGAAGCATCTAACCATTCACTCATTTATATTTCTTATTTATATAATTGATATATTTATATTTGATTATAGATACCAATAACATTATATAGTATCTATAGTCTAAATTTACGATTACGTATTTCATATATGATATTTAAAATTGTAATATTTGTCCGTTTACATTCATACCTCCATTCACATCTAATACCTTGTTGTTATACACGTCAAATAGTCCAGGATATAACCCATAATATATAACACTTGAACCACTATTGTACGTGTTTTCTGAGTCAGTACCTGATACATCCTCTAATGTGTTAGTAAATACAAATGACCCATTGTTAGAAATACACATACCATTTATGCTTGGTGTCCTTAAAATATCTTCGTTTCCAAAAGAATAAAAAGCTTTTTCGTTGGGTACATCTTTCCATGTGCTTCCTCCATCTTGTGTGTATAAAAGTAATCCTTTTGTACCATTGTCATAATTTCCTATAGCTAATCCTTTTCCGTCCGACAACATATTAATCCGTGTAATAACATAATCAGTTAACACCGCATTGTCTGATACAATATTAGATACAACATTCCAAGTTGTACCACCATTTATTGTGTATGAAATAATATTAACTCCACCAACAACAGCGTTAGTATCCGTGTATGCAGAAACCGTTTTATAAGTTCCCGTTATTATATTTGTTTCTGATATAGGGGTGGTAGTAGAATAATTCACACTTTGGATGCCATTTCCGACAAAATATACTTTATTTCCATAACCATCGGACGCAACAATATTAGTTATATTTGTAGAAATAGTGTTTGCTAAGGTAGTTAGATTTGTAAAATTGGAATCTACAGTAGTATAATATATTTGGTTAGCACTACTAATTAAAATACCTGGGACACTTCCTTCAAAGTTTTTAACATATATAGATGTAGTTGTCAAATTATTAATTTTGGTATTAACCAAATCCATGGCACCAGTAACAAAATTGTAACGATGTATACGTGTATTAGATGATAATATATATGCTTTATCTTCTATAGCAAAAATATGTCTGTTGTTCGTTCTTAAATTGTCAGTGTTTTCAACAATCACCTTAGTCCATGTTTTACCCGAATCAATAGAAGCATATCCAATTGTATCTGGATTTGTATCATCATTTTGTATTTTCTCTTCACGTCTTCCTGTAGTAAATACATAATTTAAAATTTCCTTAGAAGAACGTATGTCAGTCAACTTAGAAGTATGTTTTATTGTAGAATGAAGTTCTCCGTTACCAATTCTGGTAGGTCCATTAATATCCATAACATAATTATTTAATCTTGGAGCATATGTATTAATACCCGTAGTTGTGCGATATATTGTTGTGTTGTTATTCGAAACATAACTTTGAGAAGGTACAAATGACATATCAGTCGTAGAAAGTCCAATCATTCCCATCGAGCGAGAACTATCTTTTACATAAGCACCTCCGCCTATAGAAAGCCCCTTAATATCAGGAGTTAATAAATGAGTGAATGTAGTGCTTGAATTATCTACAGCAACATTAACCGACGCCGTTCCGGTTTTTAATTGAGTATCATTATAATAATCGTAAAGGAAGGGTTCAGGTAAACTATTATCGTATATAGTAAATGGTTCATTCTTCAGTTTTGTCGTGACTTCTCTTTGAGAAATAACTACAGCAGAACGAAGTTTTGTAGAATTAAACGATTGTATTGAAATATCACCCTCATTCGCACTAATATCAATATCGCCACTAATACTTGTAATAAATGTGGAATCTTTAGATGTCAATACAATATCTCCACTAATACCTGTAAGATAGATAGACTCAGAATTCAATGAGATATCTCCACTAATAGTAGTAATCGTTGTTGCGTGTTGACTTGTTATATAGGTGCTTGTTAATGAGTTTATAATATTCACACTACTATCTATTGAAATAATGCCATTTGATGGGTCTGATGTAATCTTAGAACGGGGCATAGAAGAGGAATTGCTAATGTCTTTATAAAAGAATCCCATGCTTGATATATTATCACTTGTATCTACAGCAATACCTGAATTGTTCTCGTTCTGTGTTAAAATATTTCGAATATAAGGTAAATTATTTCTGACAGCAAAACTGTCGACAGTAGTGGAACTTATATCAAAAAACGCATTTGGTTTATTTGTACCAACACCTATGTATTGTTTATTTGTATCGGCTGAAATGTATGCTCTATAATCACCTCCATCTTCGAAGTTTAATGAAATGTTTGTATTTGTACCAATAACATAATTTGAAGTATAAATATTTTTATGGGCGACTAACTCACCACTTACATCTACATTGTTGCTAACATCTAAATTTCTGTGAACTTTTATATCTTTTTTTGCTATAATTGTGTCTTCAAAAATATGGGTAGTTACACTGGGTTGTCTTAATATAATATCATCTGCTACTAATGTACCTAACGCAAGATTGTTTAATTTATCATTTTTACGAATACCCCCGTATTGTTTCCAGGACATATTAACAGTCTTATACAATTAATATGTATTTTTTTTAGATGTGTGTGACTAAATGAACTCTATTTTATAAACTTGGTTTTCGCAAATGTTTCTATGTTCTCTCTATTTTTAAATAGTAAGTCAGTAATATATTGATAAAAGTTGCGAAATGACTTGCGATGTTTTTTCATATCAGCGACGGAAAACCATTTTATTTCTATTTTCTCAAATAGTTTTGATTTATTCAACACGTCATGTTCCATATTATCCCATAAAAAATAGTGATTTTGATTAAAAAATTTTGGAAGGTTCTCGTCATACTGAATAAAAAATAAGTGAAGATGGTAATTATTGTATTTTAATTTATAGACACCACCGTTTTTGCGTATAAGTGACTTTAACTGTGATTTATTTCCTAAAAACCCACTGAGTTCTTCGCTACCTTCCCTAATAGCACCTTCAAATGGTGTTTCTTTACTTTCTAATCTTCCACCAAAGTCAGACCAACCCTTCGCACTTTTTTCAGATGGATTTTCTTTTCCAAATAAAAAATATAATTTATCATTATGAATAGTTACGGGCAATATACTACCAGCGACCATTATATATTTTTTACATATTAAAATTTGATTACTTTCACGTCTTTTGATTTATATGACTCTTCTTCTAATTCTTCTGGGGCTTCTTTATTTGTGGTTGTGTCTTTATTTGTGGTTGTGTCTTCATTTTCTGCTAATATAGGTAGTGTATTTTTTGGAATTGTATTATAAAATTCGGAAACCTTTGGATTCGCTCCTATTTTTTTACTATTAAAAGCAGATAAATATAACCCATCCAGAGAACGAATACGCGATAATGCTACATAACTTTGCCCGTATTCAAATATACTTTGTCCTATATCCATTTCTGCCATATTCAATGTAGCACCTTGTATTTTATGAATCGTTAACGCCCATGCTAAGCATAATGGATATTGTCCTATAGCTAAACATGGATATTCTTCCGATTGCCAGTGATGTAATTGAATTGTTTTTTCAACACCATTCGCAAATTTAACAATAGGCAATATACTACCATCTGCTAATTCTTTTATATCTGTAATAACCCCTTGAGAACCATTACATATGGAGTTATCCATATCCAAATTTACAGTACACATTACAGCGGCTCCTTTTTTGAGACGAAGAACTTGAGCGGATGGAATACTATTCATCAATAGGTCCAATTCATATTTTGTTTCATTTTCACTTAAATCGCGGCATTTACGTATAGTTTCAAATGAAAGTGGTTTGGTTGAATCCATTTGTGTAGTACAATCTGTTTTACGAATAGCCTCAGAAACATATTCTTTTTCATTTAATCGTTTAAACATCATAGTATTCACAAAATCAGTTTTGGACCTTAATGGAAATAACTTAGTTGGAACGCATCCATTTGTTAATTCTGAATCGAAATTACGTTTGACATATTTTTCAAGTATCACTTGTTTGTCTTGATCCAAATATCCCCGACGTATCTGTTGTAAGATGTCTATATATACAGAATCAGTTTGACGAAACATAGTTGTTAATTCAATATGATTTTCTGGTTTAAATACACTCGTCCATTTGGATGATTCAAAACAGAATTGGCTTGTATCCTCTTCGCCTGAAGTACCTACCGGGGGTAATTGAAAGAAATCACCTGTAAATACTACCTGCATACCACCAAATGGACGAGTGTCCTTTTTTATAGCGCGTGCTAACTTTTCAATAATCTCAAAGATTTTTTTAGACAACATACTGACTTCATCTAAAATTAAACCTTTCGCTTTTTGCCATCTTCTTACCGTATGTTTATTTCGTAATACACTTGTTATAACTGCCGAGCTTTCACCCTTTGCGAGTTTTATACCACTCCATGAGTGAAGTGTACGCGCATTACATTCTAACAGCACAGCAGCACATCCAGTCATCGCACATACAGGTATATCCTTTTTGATACTTGTTGAAAATTCAATCAAATGCTTTATTAGATGGGTTTTTCCAGTACCTCCTGGACCAGTTATAAACAGGTTTTCACCCTTGACAAATTTTCTATATGCGTATTTTTGTTCGGGAGAAAGTTCAGTTATATCCAAATTATCTTTCATTATAGGAGAACTTGTATTGTTATTACCTATATCAATACGTTTTGTTTCCGAAGAGTTTGTTTCTGTGTATTTAAATTTGTCTATACTTTTTTCAAATTCACTCATTATAGTAGTTTCTATTTTATTGAATTCAAAATATTATACTTGAATTCAATTTTATCCGTATATTAATCATGTTCTATCTCTAAGCATAGTGAAAAATCATATCCATTCAAAGGTAATGGTGTTCCGATATCACTGACAATTTGAAGGTTGATTTTATTTAAATCTATTTTACCACTATATCCACGTACATCGCTTAATAATAAACCATTTTGTTTATTTGCTGGTAGATAACCACCAAATCCGTAATTTGCACGGTCTAATGAGATACGAGCAATAATATTTTTATTAACCAATGAATGTGCGGTTGGTGAAACAAATGAATTTTGACTTCCTTTATTAAATTCCTCTAATGCTAAATATACGTATCGTGTAGAATTTAAATCAACTAAAAATTCACCATATCTTAATGGCTGCCCGTCTGGACCAAGTCCATCAGTACCATCAGAATCACCTTCAGACGGACTGTAGGTATAAGTGATTGTATAATTTAAATTGCGGAACCCTAAAGCCCATCCTATTTTAGATTTAAAATTATACTTATCAAAATTGCCTTTGTCATTAATGGTAAAATCAATTTCTATATTGGAACCAGTTGAATAAAAATATCCTTGAGAACCAAGAGACCCTTTTGTATAATAATCAAAACGTAAATCACTTGTATTTTTTAAGTGGTTACTGACATAAACATAAGTACCCGATTGTAATTTTACTTTGAAATTACCGTAAGCATCTAATACATATTCTCCAGAAGCGCTGTCGACAGGAATAGTAGTATGGTCGACATCACCCCATTTTATATAGGTAGGGGTTCCATCAACCTCACATAAACAATTATTTGTAGATAGTGCTAACATAGTAATTCCATCGGTTTCGTATACAATTGCTCCGTTCTCATCAACCACGATATTACCATTACTATTGGTAGGAATCCTTTTAATTTTATCAATTTGAGAGTTGATTGTTGTTTTTAATTCGACAATAGTATAATACCCATCAGGTATGACAATCGTATCAACAAACTGATTACTACTATTAATAGAACCCGTACTTAATTGGGTTAAGTAAGGTAAAGTAGTAACTACTTCTAAATTTGTAATCTGGAAACTATTATTACCTAATGCTGACGATATATTGTAAAAAGACATAGGTAATTCCATGTTTGCGACTGTAAGTGATTTGACATCATTGATACGTTCAGGTAAAGTAATATTATAATTTGCTACCATGAAGTTGTTATATTCATCACTAAACTTAGTGTCAACATTCACATATTTTGTCTTGGTAGGTTTATTCACATTTGACATAACCATATGACTACCGTATTGTTTTACTTTTGGTTCTAAAAACAAATTATTTTTATCAAAATACTGACTCATTGGTTGTTATATATAATATACTGTGTGATAAATTATATATAATTCATACGTTTATTGCTATCGCTATAATTTGTATCCTTAAAAATTGTATGTTTTTGCGATTTTCTTATGCTCTGTACTGGTATTCATTGGGTTTTCCTCGATTTCCCCGTTTTCCATACCTTCATATAACCCAATATACTTAAGAGATTGGGTGATTGTAAATAAGGCAAGAAGTGAGATGAGTATTGTTTGGACTCTGTTATTGGATAGAATTTTCTTCAACATTATATACAAATATACGATAAATTATTTATCAAAATATCCTGGCAAATACTTTCTAAATATTCGCAAAATTGAAAACGATTGTTATGAAATAGAAGTTACTAAAAACGAATAAAATGTCATCGACATACGATTGTAAACATTGCAAGCGAAATTATAAGGAAAAATTTAATTATGACCGGCATTTATTATGTTGTGAGTTCCTATTTAAATCAAGACGAGAACAAAATAATGAAGTTGACCTATTAGCACCCGTTCCAACACAACATGAAATGTACCAACTAATTCAACACATGTCTATACGTATTGATAAACTGGAAAAAGACAATCAACGCCTACAGCAAGTAGCCAAACGAAAACATAATGTATTAGAATATTTGAATAGCCCCGAAAACTTAGAACGTATGACAATGACATTTTCAGAATGGATAAAAACGAGTATATTAACGGAAGTTCACAACAGTTTACAGTCGGTTTATGATAATGACTTATTATCTGGTTTAAAGCATCTTATATCTAATGCTATTAATAAACTGGATACAAATGAAGTGCCTATACGAACATTTGATAGCTCAAATACATTCTACATCTTTAATTTGGACGAAAATAAGGCTAAAAAATGGATGAAAATCCAAAATAACGACTTAAACAAATATTTACGACGTATTTCCAATCAGTTCTTGTATGATTTCAAAACATATTGGTATGACGTCCATAGTGAGTTGATTAATAAAAATGAAAAATACAGCGAATTATATCTTGATTATCACGGTAAGGTACTCGGTGGTAATATGGCAGAAGACACTTTATTTCAGAAATTAAGAAAGGATATATTTACCCAAGTAAAACATAATATCAAAAGCATAGTTGAGTATGTAGCATAAAATTGAAATTCAATATTATTTACATGTTTTTTATATCTAATACAATATATTTATTACAATATGACTGATTTCGTAGAAAAAGTTGAATATCCGGTACCAACCTATTTGGCTGAGCTCCATCCTCATCCTCGTGACAAGGATATATCATTTGAGGAAGGACCGCATATTTACACTGTTCTTGGAGACAGAGGTGGATATACATCGGTAACCACGTGGAACCATCATCACTTTGAAAAGTTTGATTCCAACAAAATTATTACCAATATTTTAAAAAGTAAAAAATGGGATACAGACCCTTCCTACAAATATTACAAAATGTCACAAGAGGATATTAATAAAATGTGGGATGATAATAGGGACCAAGCCGCAAATGCTGGAACAAGAATGCATTATGACATTGAATGTTATTACAATAATCAAGAAGTCGTAAATAATAGTATCGAGTTTACTTATTTTCATAAATTTGCTGCTGATTTTGAAGATTTAAAACCATATCGTACAGAATGGATGATTTATTACGAAGAATTGAAGTTATCAGGTTCAGTTGATATGATTTTTGAGAACCCAGATGGAACATTACAAATTTACGATTGGAAAAGATGTAAAGAAATCCAACACGAGAGTAATTTCGGTAAATATTCAACTACACCTTGTATTTCGCATCTACCTGATACTAACTTTTGGCATTATGCACTTCAATTAAATGTATATAAAACTATTCTCGAACATAAATATGGAAAAAAAGTAACAAATTTATATTTAGTTTGTATTCATCCAGACAATCCATATAAAACGTATGAGCGTATCGAAGTCCCATTTCTAAACAATGAAATCAAGGAATTATTTGATTTAAGATTAACTGAAGTAAAAGAACAGTCTTCAACGAAAGACTAATATTTATAATTAAAAAGGCATAAACATTACAATATAAAATATTATATCATTATTGATTTTTTTATGAAACCAATGCGTGAATATATGATACAGCGTATGGTATTATCTACCAATATTATGAACTTGATAAAACCTATTGCTTTTATTGGTGGAAATATGATATGGAAACATGTATTAAAACGTATAAATCAATATAACAAGATAACAGTACCGCCACCAATAGATATTACAAAAGAATACAATAGTAAACATACAAATGCGTTCTTAGAAACATATAAACAATCTAATAGTGATATGAATTCAAATATAGACCAAGTATTTTATTCGAAAGAGGATTATACAAAAACAATGCGAGATATTAATAATGAGTTAGAAATAAAATGGAAACAGAAAACATTGATAGAACAGACCCCCAAGGGGAATATTATAATGTTTTATGACCCATATAAACAAGGGTTTTCATATTATTCAGATTCACAGCCAATCCCCTATGCTATATTAAACGCAGTAGCAATGAAATACGTGAGAATATATAGATGTAGGGACTTTTTTGTTGATGATGAAACAACTCAAGAAAAAGAACCTTCACCATTTATACAAATACATATGGTTGAAAAGAAGAAAACAAAAGACGAAGATAAAAATAGTTCTGGTAAATCCATGTTTATAGATGCTCCTTTCGCAAAACTTAAGAATTATAAAAAAGAGAAACAACCCAATAAAAAAGATATAGACACAGAGTCAGATAAACCAGACCGGATATTCTATCGCAATAAATTTATATCATTGGGTCCTGTTAGAAACTACTCTATCATACAACCAATACAAAAAGAAAATAAGTTGAATGGATTTAAAACAAATTTACTGAGTGGGGTTGTTACTGAATCTAAGCTTCAGAATGAGGTAATGAATTATAAAGATTTTAAATTAAAACAACAGAAATAGAGATATTTATTTATTTTCGGTTTGACTTTTTTTCCATGCTAAATAACCAATACTTTTTTCATATTGATATGTCATACCAAGATGGTCTTTCGCAATATGGTAAGCTTTTACTTCTTTTGGAGAAAGACTTTGTAAATAAGCTTCTAATTCTGGGTCGGAATCTGGTTTTGACATTTTAAATAATATAATAATATCTATTGTATTATTTATTCCGTTTCAATTTTATAAGCCGGGTAATGGTGCTCCGTTGGTTGTTCTTTGAGTAACTATATCATTTTCTTGACATTCGTCGTTTAATAGTTCGATGTATTGTCCGCTTGAAATAGGAAGATACTCCTCTTCTGGGCGCACATTTTCACATGTTTTTTTCTGATTGACACAAGAACTGGTGGTAGTATTTACATTTGTACAAGAAGAGTCAGATGCATCATTTCCCTTCTTGATTTCAAATATTGTCTTCTTTATTTTTTTAGTAATATATGTACTTTGGTCGGAAGTATTGTTATTTACATCTGGTTTTACGGTTGAATATGGTTGAGGACGACGTATCCATCTGTATTTTGAACTTAACATACCTGAAGTACCAAGAACACTTTTTTTGATAATTTTGGGGTCTTCGGTAGATGTAACTGATGACATTACTACAGATGCATTATTATATGTTCCACAACATCCACCGTATCCTTGTTGTAATGTTCTGGGTAAGGAACGAGATAATGAGGTTTGCCCTACATAACCTTGGTTACGGAACCCACCATTAAGTGAAAATCCTTGAGTACCTACACTCATGTTATTATATTTTGTTTGTGTTTTTCTTTTTAGTGTAGCAATAGACATAGTATATATTAATGAGTATATATTATCTTAAAACCATTGTTTTATAAACCCACCATCCATTCGTGCATTTCCTGTAAATGTCGGATTATCCTTAGGGGCTTTTAAATCCAATTCAGTGTCAACTTCACTACTTCCACCGATGGATAGCCACTGTGTTCCGTCATACCTAAGCATATAATTTGTAGTATTATTAATGAATATTTGGTTAGGCATTGGGTTCGTAATTTCACTTACATCATCACCCGTAGTTATCATTTTGACAAGTCCCTTTCTGCCAATATATGTGTAAATACTTAATACTGGGCGGTTATTTGAGCTATTGATTTGAAATACAGAATTACTTTGTGTACCATTCGTAAAGTTATCAACATCGGAAAACAATATAATACCAGATTTAAAGTCAACCAGCCAATTACCACCAAATTTACCGAAAGGCATAGGTGTACTAAGAGATTTTTGAGTATTTAATTTGTATATATATGGCTGTTTTAACACCGAATTTTCAGTATATTGTTTATAATTAAATTGCAATGAATCTTTTATAACATTATCGGAATTGTTATTTAATTTATACCAAGATGAATATGGCTTAGCCAGTTCAGGGGTTTCTTCTAAAATTAGTAAATTATATCTTCGAACGGTTCCAGTTGAATCGTCAACAATACTACATGTTGACTTATCACTACTATTTTCATTATATTGTGCGAAATCGTTTGATGTAAGCCCCAGTTCATTTGCTGTTCGAACAGTACCACTTATATCAAAATCCGGAGATGACGGAACTTCATCTAAAAATATGTTTTCTCCTATTATATAATTATTAAATGGAACGGTAGTTTCTTCATACCATTGTCTTGATTCTTCTGCCGATGGAAACCCAAGCGCAGATTTAAATAGTACATTTACCTTTTCGTCTATATCAAGATTTACTGTATCACTCATTTATTTATTTATATTATACACCTAATATAATATAAGACATCTTTCTTAAAATTTATACTTTAATTCCTATAAACATAGTTAAATCATCATTCACTGATGCTGGGGATAGATAAAATCCATATTCTGTTCCTGAAAATACACGAGCACCATTTGATTGACTGACTGAACCAGCATATCCGGTTTGTGCTGAACCGTTTAACGTCCAGTTACCTCCAGTAGGAGAGAAGTCGATTTTAAAATTACCTATATATGGAATATTTGAACCATTAATCGTTTTGGTTACTCTCGAAAATCCAATGACATCTGTATTATTGCTATTAAATAAATTATTTATAGACGAAGAAGTAAATAGTCCGCTATTTGAGAGCATGTTAGTTACAGATAAATATTTAATTCCACCTGTGTCTTTCAAATTGTAATAGGTATTATTCATACGGTATTGAGTTGCAGACAGTTTGTTTAATTTAAATACAATCCACTTATATCTGATTCCAGTAGTTTCTTCTGTACCACTAATTGATAAACCAGATAGTCCAGCATTATATGTATAATCTCCTGCGAGACTATTCCATTCATAAGAAGTAATATCTGGATATCCTGATGATTTAAATACACCATTGTAATATAACAACGTCCAATTTTTAGGTACTACTGTATGTGTGTTATATGCGTCAATACCTAATCCACCTAAATCGTCATTTAATTTTGCTATTGTACTAGTAGCTAATTCATGTATATCTACGAGTGATAATTTGGTTGAAAGACTATTACCCAACCCATTATAACTTGCTTTATCAAAATGATGATTCACCCCAACATTCATGTTATTATTTGTTCCATTGGATTTCAATGAGTATATGATTTCATTTAATGTAACAGATGAATCATTACTATCACGAGAACCAGTATAGTGTAAGTTATAGAGTTTACTATTATTTGCGGTTGAAAATTGTGATTCATCATATGTATATTCTCCTGTATCGGTAATCGAATTATTATCAATGTAAATAATACCACTACTAAACCCTGTACTGTTTGATGAATTTGATGAATTACTTACACTATTTACAGAAGACAATTTTCTATCACCGCGAATAAATTTATACTGAGAATTAACATCTGTGTATGTTCTCGTACAATCTATTTTGTATTTTTGAACGCTTGGAATACCCATCGTCCAAACTACATTGGTGACTATTGCGGTCTCGGTTTGTTGTGAAATGCTTGGATTATTTGTCAATTCATCAACATATATATTAGATGATGTTGTTGATAATGCGGTTCCACCAATATTGGCAATGTCGCGCAGAACCTCAAGTTTTAATGAGTATGGAGTATTACTTGGATTACCAACCGCAGCTTCAATATTATTATTAGTGATTGTTAATATTTTGAACTTACCATATAAACGGAAACCTTGTTGTTGAACGTTATTTAAATGTATATCACCTTGTTCGTTACTATCAAAATAATTAATACCCGTTAAACTTGTAGTTATTGTGGATGTTCCCGATTTGGTACCATCTGTTGGTGTAAAACCTTGGTATGAAATAGTTTGCTTTAAATCATCATTCACATATGTTTTTACTTGAATCAAATCATTTATACCATCAATATATTTTCCAAATCCACTGGTACTACTTGTAGACGTATTTGAATTACTAATTTCAAATGACTGAGTACTTGTATTACTTGGTATAACAGTTTGAGTGTCTGATACATTAATGTATGTGATAGATGTATTGACAAAAGTGGGTGTGGTTACATTGGTAGTTGTATTGTAAGATAATTGTGGGACATATGTGGACGAATATCCACTGCTTGAAGGCAATGTAGTATGTACGGTTGGTCCATTTATGTTATCAAACGATACAGTAGTTCCTACAAGATTCCATGAATTATCGCTTAATGTATAATTTGCGTTTAAGTCATTCTTGATTCTTGTCAAGAAATCGTATTTTGTACCAGCACGAAGTCCATTTAATAACATTGAAAAGTTATTACCTCCTGTAATAGTTTCATCGGTTTCTATATCAGTATTCACAGTGGTATTTAATGCATAAGAAGTACTGGATAATGTATCATTTTCTTTGTATTTGGTTTGACTTTGTTCTAATACAGCAGTAGAATTGGGATTACCCTGTTCGGGTTCAGTATAATTATAGGATAATGTAAGTTGTTGATAGTTATTGATGGTACTGTTATTAAAATTAAATATACCAGGTGGACTTGGTTGTTTGAATGTTACACCTTCATAAATGAGAGCTCTATTTTGAATCGTAGGATAATTATATCCCTGATTTTCACCATATACACGGACATCAAAATTTACGATATCGTCTTGAAACATTAAACTCGCAATAGATGCGTTACCACTTGGAGCCGCTTGTTTACGAGTTATAGTTATCGATTTGTATTGTGAAACATTATAATCACTACTAATGGGTATTGTTTTATAATTCGCCCATCCATTAGTTACCGTCGAATACGATACATCTACATATAAGTTATTAATATGAGGTATTATTCTATTGTAAGTATTGTCATCATTATAAAAAGCTTGATACGAAGTATCTGTCATAAACGCAATAATATCATCATAGTGCCAATATACAGTTAAATCTTTTGTTGTATTACTGGAACCATCTGTATAAATGGATGTATCTTTGGTGAATACTGAAGGTTGTTGTGTAATTGTATCAAAAAAAGATTTATCCTCTCGTTTATTTACAAAATTACTACCTACTTTTAAATTAGAAGTAACTTCGTTTGTATTGGGGTCTATTATATTTAATTCCATTCTTCCATCTTTTACTGAAAGAGCATTTACAACTGGAAGGTCAGAATTTGATATATCTTCGGCGGTCAGTTCATCTACAAAATATAATGTAGAACTTTGAATGTATATATTTTTGAATGGTTTTGATACTGAACCTATACTATTGGAATAACCAATATAAGGCAAAATATCACCAGAGATTGTTATATCTGAAAATACACACAAATCATCATCCATTCTTACATGATTTTCAAAATGACTATCTCCACTTACGGTTATTGCGGCATTAAACCGAATATCGTGGTTTAAAGATTCTAAAAATCCTGGTCCTGCTTCTCCAGTTGGACCTGTTTTACCTATAGGTCCATCTATACCGTCATAACCTCTTGGTCCTTCTACTCCATCTATACCATCGTTACCTTGAATACCTTGAGGTCCAATATCTCCTTTTTCTCCTTGTTGACCTGTATAACCTGTATAACCTGTATAACCAGTTACACCCATTTCACCTTGAATACCTTGGTCTCCTTTATAACCACGTTCGCCTTGAAGTCCAGTATAACCAGTTAATCCTTGAATACCTTGAATACCTTGAATACCTTGAGGTCCAGTATAACCAGTATAACCAGTATAACCAGTATAACCAGTTAAACCTTGAATACCTTGAATACCTTGAGGTCCAGTGTACCCAGTATAACCAGTTAATCCTTGAATACCTTGAATACCTTGAATACCTTGAATACCTTGTGGTCCAGTGTATCCAGTGTACCCAGTATAACCAGTTAAACCTTGAATACCTTGAATACCTTGAATACCTTGAATACCTTGTGGTCCTTGAATACCTTGAATGCCGATTTGTCCTCTTGGTCCATCAGGTCCAATGCTACCTTGAATACCCTGTGAACCAGTATAACCAGTATAACCAGTTAATCCTTGTATACCTTGTATACCTTGTATACCTTGAATACCTTGAATACCTTGTTGCCCGGTATAACCAGTAGGTCCTATATCTCCTGTATAACCTTTAGGACCAATTGGTCCTATTTCTCCACGAATACCAGTATAACCAGTAGGACCTATTTCACCTTGAATTCCTTGAATTCCTTGAATACCTTGTGGACCAGTATAACCAGTATAACCAGTTAATCCTTGAATACCTTGAATACCTTGAATTCCTTGTTGGCCGGTATAACCAGTATAACCAGTAGGTCCTATATCTCCTGTATATCCTTTAGGACCAATTGGACCTATTTCTCCTTGAATACCAGTATAACCAGTGGGTCCTATTTCTCCTTGAATACCAGGTGCTCCTCTGTTACCTTGAATTCCTTGGGGACCTTCATCGCCGGTATCACCCTTAATACCAGCAGGTCCAACAGGACCAATTCCACCTTGGACTCCCGTGTCACCTTTTTCACCAGTATCTCCCTTGTCACCCTTTACTCCTTGAGTTAAAAACCACAATGATACATTTACTATACTTCCACCACTTCCAGTTAGACATTTTATATTTATATAATCGCCCTGTTGGAACCCATAGCTTAAGTCAGTCACAACGTGTTGACCGGATAACCCCGATAGAACAATACCTGTAGCATTACCATTTTTATATATTTCAATAGCACCCGAAGATGCTGGTGTAGATGCTACACGAACACCTATATAATTCAACGAACAATCCGCACCAATTTCTATTCCAGACGCAGTCGAACCTTCCATCCCGGCACCGAACGCAAAGATAAATCCTGTAGTTGATGTATAGAACCCTGGGGATTCGGCGTATATTGTAAATATACCTCCATTAGTCTCACCAGCAGGTCCCGTATATCCAGTATATCCTGTAAGACCTATAGGTCCAATAGGACCCGTCGGACCGGTACCTAATACTACACTACAATCCGCACGTTCTTCCATCGGAATATCGTACCATGATGAAGATACTGGATCTCCCAATTCATCTACATCACAACTATTTTGTATTTCTTTTAATTTACGTAAAGCAGTATAATCACTTGCTGACATATTATATTACCGTATAATAAATCAACCGAAAAGAAATCTTCGTAATATACTAACATAACACTAAATCGTAGAATATTATTTATAATTCAAATGATATAATAATATATACACGTAATAAGTAATGGAGCAATTGGATTTAGATATAAATAACTATAATATTAATGATTTGGAGCGATTTTTTCAAATAAACCCCAGAGCAAAATATAGTGAAGGTGATATTGAATTAAAAGAATATAATATTCGTGAAAAATTATTAGCAAGCGGTCATATAGATAAACGATTCAAACGTGATTTAATAGAATTTTTAGAGCTTGCTAAGAATTGGTTGATTTTTGTAAAATGTCGTAAAGGGGATTTAGCTAAGCCAACAACTATTCCAGATAATTACAAATTAGATACTATGGATACTCCAATTTCAAAAGAAGTAGAACCTCGTACAAATGAATTGATAAATCGTGAGGAAACCCAGTTCGTTCATTCATCGAATAGTGATTTTTTTCCAGGAAAATTAAATCAACTAAACACGCGCATTCTTACAAAAAGTTTGAATATAGATACGAGATTCCGCGATAATTTATATAGTACCCAAAGTTCCGATTTTTCAATACAAATGCCGATTAAATTCAATAAGGTTGTTTCAATGAGTTTATCTTCACTTGAATTACCTGTGTCTTTTTATGGTATTTGTAAAGAATTTGGTAATAATTTTTTGTATTTACATGTAACCCACAATGCGTTTGATAATTCTAGCAATGTAATCACTTCTGAAAAAATAATTACTATTCCAGATGGTAACTACAATGCGAGTGACTTATTAGATACTGTAAATAACTTGTTATCTCCATTGAATGAAGATAATGCTCTTGTAAATCCGACTGATATTTTCTCATACATTAAATTAACCCACGATATAACATCATCAGGTTCAGGCACAGGTAAAGTAACTATATCGCCTGCTGGACTTCATAGTGGGTTAGTAAAATCTATCATATTAGATTTCACCAAGGATATTAATGGAAATGTAGATAAGGTAGATGTTTCTACCAAATTTGGTTGGAATTTGGGATTTATAAAGAGGAAATATCGTGGCTCTACCAGTTACACCGCGGATACAGTAATAGAACCTGCAAATATAAGATATATTTACTTAGCTGTTGATGACTTTGCGAATAGTGCAAATAACCAATTTGTGAATGTTTTTAATAATTCTATTATGAGTCCAAATATTTTAGCACGTATCTCAATCAAAGGTTCTTATTTTAGTTTGATAATGGAAAATGACTTTAATATTATTACTGAACCACGACGATACTTTGGTCCAGTAGATATTCAACGACTAAGAATACGGTTATTTGATGAACGTGGACGAGTTTTACCAATGAATAACTCCAATTTTTCATTTTGCTTAGATTTTAAACTGATTTATGATTTATAAGTCAATACTCTTTCAGTGTATATAGTATAATTACAATGGACTCTGAAACACATTTGAATCAAGATTCGCAATATATTGGAGTTTATTATGCTATACCTGCGATTGGTGGATTCAATATAGAGCAACATTTTGGAACTATTCCTTTGGTTACTGTTCTGGAAACAAAAGAATTAGATTTAACATTAGCTCTTCAATTAAATGTAAATGTTCGTACATTTAATGAAAAAATTGGATTAATAAAAGACGCAAGTAATAATACTATTCTTCAAACATCATTTGATACTTCTAATAATTCGTTTCCTATTCAAGATATTTCGGTTAACTATCAAGACATTATGCCTGATATTACTACTGACAACATAATCAGTGTAGGGGGGTTTAGCACTATGTACCGTGATTTCAAACGTAATATAATTAATTATTACGAACACGCCGACAATGTATCTTTATTTAATGATTCAAGTAGGACAATTCTTGAAGGACCAGACTTTACCAAGAACGATTTTGTAAACATATTTACAACTGTAAATTCTGATGGAGGTTATGATATATCCGGTCAAATAAACATTTATAGAATTTCAACTATGTTACAAAATTTGTATAATAACGACCCATTTCAAAATCGTGTAAATAAAACATATGAAGAAGGATTTATAGCAGGAGATATAATTTTGATATCATCTGGTATCACTATACGATTGGATTTATTGAGTGACACGCCAGACACACTTGATAATATTGACTATACATCTAATAATGTACCTCCACCCATACTATTAAGTAAATTATATACAGTCCCTTTAGTATTACATTTGGATAACTTATAAAAATTATTTTTATATTGTATATAACATGTCTGGATATCCATCAAATACACAAGACTCAAGTGGAATATATATAGGTGATAATTATGCTATTGATTCATCTGGAGGATTTTCCATACAACAGAGTTTACCGGAAATCCAATTACAAGATACGAGTATTGCAAGACAATTTGATGTCACCGACGCACTTCAATTTAATTATTCTGTTCGTAGAATAAATACGAAACTTGGGATTGTTAAAGACGAAAATAATGATAATACATTATTTACTGAGTTTGATTTGAGTAATGATACATTGGTGATAGATGAGGTTACTATTACAGCTGATGACATATTAGATTACCTTACTCCAGATAGAATAATATCCATGGGTAAATTATCCACTTTATATGAGGATTTTAATTATACAGTATTAGAATATTTCGGTGCTCCTTATGGATTTTCTACGTTGTTTGCGGGAGAACAACATTACAATGTGAATAATGGAGTATTCGATAAACAAGCATTAATTCAATTATTTAATAAATTTGATTTTAATATTAATGGCACTATTGTTTCCGATTTAACCGGGTTTTTCAAAATTAGTAAATTAACGGAAAGTCTTAGATTTGCTTCTGGTACTAATATTTTTGACAATCGCCCTGCTGAAAATAATACTGGACCATCAGACGGGTTTGTAGTGGGAGACCTAATATACATACCTAATGGAATCAGTATAACACTAACCGTAAATATAGAACAAGAACCATACGACCCTATCAATAATGTTGGTCCCACAAATTTATCGTCAGTAGACCATTTGATTAATTATTCAGAATCACGAGCGAATATTCGGAAACAGACAACGTCAAGTATTACAAACATTACTCAGACGTATAGCGTTCCTATATTAGTTGTATTAACAAACGATGATGTTGGTGCGTTTGATGATTATGGTGTATCATGGACCAATCGCACAAAATACACTGTTAACGTTCAAAATTGGTTATCAGTATCCATTTCAGCAAGCGGTAAGTATCAGGCAGCAATTGAAGAATATGGTGATATATACGTATCTAATAATTTTGGAAATACTTGGATTCAACGTAATAATATTGGTACTTCATTAACAAATAATATTAGTATATCATTGACAGGTCAATATCAAACCGCAGCAAATGGTACCGAAATTTATGTTTCAAGTAATTACGGTATTACTTGGAGTCAAGTGTATAGTTTTGGAATGAGTCAGATCTTTGTATCTATGTGTCTTACCGGTCAATATCAAGCAGTAATATCATCCGGTGATACCCTATACCAATCATCTGATTACGGACAAACTTGGACTAAAAATGTAAATATAAATGGTGACTTATATAACTCAATACAATCATTTCCTACAGCTGGTCTTTCTATGTCATATGATGGAAAACGACAAATTATCGTTTGTGAGGCTATTTACTTATCTACTGATTATGGAAATACATGGAATACTACAACAATTATTGATGATGCTAATAGGGAGTTTGACGATCATAATTGGGTAGCATGTGATATGTCTTCTGATGGAAAATATATGGCTGCGATTGAAGTTACTGGTGAAATTTATACCTCTTCGGATTTTGGAAATAATTGGACGAAAAACGATAATGCTAATGTCCGTGACCGCCAATGGCAAGACATTTCTATATCAGCAAGTGGTCGGTTTCAAACTGCGGTAGAAAAAAATGGATATGTTTTTGTATCAATCGATTATGGTGTAACTTGGCAAAAAACTCAAGATGCTACACTCACAACAAGTATTTGGCAATCCATTTCAGTATCAGCAAATGGCATGTTTCAATCAGCCGTAGTATATGGTGGTGATATATATACCGCTACGATAGAACTATAATATTTTCTCAGTAAAATATATAATGCCGTATAAAACACGAAAAGTTCGCAATAAACCATGTTACAAAGTATATAATCCTGAATCTAAAAAGGTGTTCGCCAAATGTTCTACCAAGGAAAAAGCTGCCGCTCAAATGAGATTATTAAGAGGTATTCAAAATAACAAAACTTTTCGAAAGCGTGTTAAAAATACACGCAGAAAACCTATTAACAAAATTAAAATAGATTAGATATATAAAGATTAAATTTATATATCTACATATAAGGTTGTAATGAAAATCACGGAAGAAGTGAATTGTGACGAAACGAATAATGCCGAAAATAAATTAGCAATAACTCAGCAACCACCAACCCCTATATTATTTATTATTGATAATTTTTATAATAACCCAATGGAAACGCGAGAATATATACTTAAACAGGACTTTAAAATTAGAGGTAATTATCCAGGACAAAGAACCGTGTCACATGCTACTGAGGAAATAAAAGGTATGATACAACGATGGATATTACCATTTGGAGGAAATATAACAAGTTTTCCCATGGAAAAAACAGACGATAATTATAATGGCGCGTTTCAATATACAACTTCGCGAAATAGGTCTTGGTTTCATGTAGATTCATGGAATAATTGGGCTGGAGTTTTGTATTTAACTCCCGACGCACCCGTTACATCAGGGACTGGGTTATATAGATATAAAGACGGAACACGCTTAGAACAAGAACAACAATTAAAAGGAAATAAGGCAGAAATGAACGAACATTCACAAGATGTTACCAAATGGGACTTAGTCGACCAAGTTGGAAATATATTCAATCGATTAGTTATTTTTAATGCGAATCATTTTCATAGTAGTATGGATTATTTTGGTACTAACAAAGATGATGGTAGGTTAGTACAAGTATTCTTTTTTAGAACTGAAAAACAAGTATGTTAGACTGACCGAACAGAAAATTTTATCATGGTATAATATACCGTATATTATACAATGGCGTGTAGAATAAGTTGTGCGATTTCAATCGTTTTTATCATTGGAATGATTTATATGACAAATGCTATGTCGAACAATGATACGATGAAAAAATATAAAAAACAATTACCAGACGAATTGCAATCTATTTACAAAGAAATTGTTGATGAACGAACCAGAATTTATTACACCGGATATGGTTTAGGTTTCTTAATTGCTGTCTTATTTATTTTGTATAATACCATCATTATGAATAAAACTTTTTCCACTATGTCTATGGTTTGTATCTCAACCACTTCGGCGTTTATAACTAACTATTTTTACTATGTTCTCACTCCTAAGAAAACATATATGTTAGACCATATTGATACACCAGAACAAACAAAAGCCTGGACGAAAATGTATCGCAATATGCAATATCATTATCATATGGGGCTTTTTATTGGACTAATTGCAGTTGGTATTTTTGCGTATGCGTTTAGATGTTAGAATTTGTAAAATTTAAAGATATTAGAAACTTATGATTTAAGTTGGATTTATGAATGGCATAATTATTATCATTGAAATATGAATTTATTTGTTCTATATCTATCAAATCGTGTTTATTTGGAATTGATATAAAATTGCGACAATCCGGCAAACAATGTGGGAAAAATTCATTTATCATATATGTATTATATGAGTTATTAGTAAAGAAATTATGTATACCTTGAATATTATCTGTTGTTAAATGCCCTTCCCAGCATATAATAGGGTTGTATTTATTTATTAGATTGATTGAACCTTCCAATACTTTTAATTCAAACCCTTCTACATCAAGATGTATGAAATTTATATCTTTAATTATGTTTTGATGTAATAACTGGTCTAATGTGGTTGTTTGTAACTGTATATTTCCAGAATCTATATTAAATTCAGTATGCTTCAGGTCACCATCTGTATATACTGTTTCTATTTGATTTGAAACACATGTTTGTATGGTTTTTACATTTGATACGCAATTTAAAAATGATAATTCATTAATATAGTTAATATTCTCATGAGATGGGTCAATTGCGTAGATAATTCCATCGTTTTTTAACGCCCAAGGAATTGTATTATCTCCAATCCACGCACCCAAATCAATAATATTTTGTGTTTTGTCTAGTATGTTGTTTTTATACAAATAGTCTATTAATAAACGAAATAATACTTCTGCATTGTCACGTTTTTCAAATGACTGATAATACCTATGTCGTGTGTTATTATTATAGGGAATATTTATTAATATATTTTCATTCTTATAATATATCTGTTTCCTTCTTACAAAATCATATATTTTTTGTGAAATATATTTTTTGCCATATTCCGTAAAATGAAATTGGTCTTGTATCATAATATTAACTCCTTTTTCTTTAATAAATAAATTCCAATCAATAAAAAATATATTATCTAATGTTGATGCTGCAGTTAATCTTGCGATTATATCATTTCTATATTCAATTACTTTGTCTGGTACTGTATTTTCATGTACACCCATTATTGTATTACCACTGAACTCGGTAATTGGTGGTAATACAATAACTTTGCATTTTAATAAATCTCGTATTTTAATAATGTTTTCTATTGTTTCATAAAATGATTCTGTTTTTATTTCAAAATCTTTTTCATTATAATCTCCTTCCACCTCGTATGGAAATATTAATTTACTTTTAACATGTATAATTTTTTTAATGGAGCATATTTCTAATATAATATATTTATAATTTGTATCTATAACTACCTGTTCTCCACCATGTGTTAATAAAACGTTATGATAAATATACGTGTCGTTTAATAATTTATATTGTTCGGTTTTTATCAATGATAAATTTTGGTATACATCGCTTGTTGTTGTAGTATAACCAGTAGGCCTTACCACTATATTGTGTGTAGGACTTTTATATACATATGGGTAAGTACTTCGTGTCTGCGTAATGTCATCTATATCATAATCATCTATACGACACGTTCCGAATACCCCTATATTTATACGTGTATCAAAATGAAACATCTCAATAAATTTATTATTATTCCATAATTCAGTCAGTGTATTGAATGTAAATCCCAATATATGTATTTCAAGATTAGGGTACAGATTCGTTTTTAATGTATTATTATCATAATATAGATTATTAAGTCCATCTACATTCGGATGTAAATTACCCGAACTACTCCAAACCGATAATCCATTTAACGTGTTCGACATTACAGTATTACCAAGTATATTCACATTTTGTGATTTACCTCCATTTTTTATGTATATGTGATATGAAAATAAATCTTGTAAGTCAAATCTTAACATTAAATTCTGGGTTTTAATTTCTGAAAGAGTTGTCATTAATTCATTATATAATTCATTGTCTAATTTCCAAAGATTTCCTTGTATATAATTTCTGCGTGTAATCGCAATACTATCATTATTTGAAAATAACACTTGTTTTTGGTGTGAATCTCCTCCATTTTCTACAAAACAATTAGATAAACGATTTATATATGATATATCAGCAGTTACTATTGTATCCAAGTCAATCCAAATGTAATCTGCGTTATATTCGTTATATAGGTCGCGATAAATGTTTATTTTATTAAATGATAGATTTAACCAATCCTTACTATAATCAGAATTTTCATCATTATATATTTTTTCCTCAGTATTGTCATAATATTCCTTTATATGAATATTATATTTTTGTAAGATATCATCATCTATTTTAAAGTTTGTGTAACATATTAAGTTATAGTTATCAATTCGATTATGGATTGAACCAACCAATATCCGAAGACACTTTTGTAAATCATGTCTTGAATATATACCAATATCTACACAAAATGTAAAGAATTTCATCTCCATTATAATTACTATATTGTTTTATCATAACAAACATTTATATGGTTCTTAACAATATAAATAATTGGTATAAACGTTAATCTATATTATTGTATAGCGAACAAATAGAATAATATATCGTATGATACAGCTAAGCGAAGAACAACAATGTATATTAGACACAGTAAAAGAAGGACATAATGTAATGGTTGATGCGGTTGCCGGAACCGGTAAAACAACTCTGATTTTGTCTATAGCAAGAGAAATGCCAAACACCAAAATATTACAATTAACATACAACGCATCATTACGCAAAGACGTAAAAGAAACCGTTGAGAAAAATGATATACAAAATCTCACCGTTCATACTTATCATAGTTTGGCAAAGCGGTATTATTTATCTACTGGATATACTGACACTGAAATACGTCGTCTATTATTTAAAAACATGCCATTAAAAGAGGTTTCTCCGAAATATGATATGATTGTTTTGGACGAATGTCAAGATATGACATTGCTGTATTTCCAATTGATGGTGAAATTCATCAAGGATATTGATTGTAATATCCAATTACTCATATTGGGTGACTACATGCAAGGGTTGTATGATTTTAAAGGGGCTGATATTCGGTTTCTAACCATGGCAGACCAAGTATGGGACGGATTAACCAATCTAACTACCCCAGGTTTCCAGAAGCGTACCATGAAAATGTCATTTCGTATCACAAATCAAATGCGTAATTTTGTAAATGATGTCATGTTAGGCGAAGAAAGAATGAACGCATGTCGTGACGGATCGGTAGTGACATATGTACGTAATTCGCGGAATAATATTTCAAGAGTAGTTTATGGAGAAATTACAAAACTACTTGAAAATGGTGTAAATCCCAGTGAAATTTTCGTATTAGGTGGTTCCGTTAAAGGTGCCAATAGTAATATACGACGACTTGAAAACACATTGGTTGAAAAAGATGTTCCATGTCACGTACCCATGCTTGAAGGCGATAAGATTGATGACAGAGTTATTGATGGTAAGGTCGTATTTTCTACGTTTCATAGTGTAAAAGGCAGACAACGTAAGTATGTATTTGTAGTAGGCTTTGATAATGCATATTTCAGATTTAATGCACGCACTTTGCCACGTGATGTATGTCCGAATACATTATATGTTGCTGCTACGCGAGCTACTCAAGGATTATATCTATTAGAAAGTGATAATTACGCAACTGACCGTCCACTTGAATTCTTGAAAAAGAGTCATATTGAAATGAAAAAGTGCGACTATATTCAGTTTAAGGGACATCATCAAACCATTTTTCAAGATGAAGAAGAGATGAATATAAACGATAATGTTATTAAAAAACATATTATTACGCCAACTGAATTGGTAAAGTTCATTTCCGAAAGTGTTATTGAAACCATATCACCTATTATTGACCGAATATTTGTAAAAGAAACAGGCGAACCAGTAGTTCTTGATATTCCAAGTGTCATAGAAACTAAAAAAGGGTTCTTTGAGGAAGTAAGTGACCTTAATGGTATTGCTATTCCATGTGTATATTATGACTATTTGAAAGAAGCGTTTTCAGAAACAGAAGAAGAATTTGATAATATACCTCGTGGAAATGTATTATTTGATGTAATTGATAACGCAGTTGATAAAATGCGAATGAACGACCATATCTTCTTGAAAGAAATTGTCAATAGCCTCCCTGAAAAAATAGAAACGATTAATGACTACTTATATGTAGCTAATGTTAGTGTAGCCGTACAAGAAACTCTTTATTTTAAATTAAAACAGATTGAACCTGATGAATATAATTGGTTAACTGATGATATGGTGATGGCGTGTAAAAATAGATTACGCGAAGTGATTGGACCCGATTGTGAAAATACAATGCCATCCATAGAAGATACAATTATACATGAGTCTTGTGAGGAACAACACGAAAAAATAGATGAATTCTTGAGTACTATATTTGATGAAACACGGCAATTTCGCTTTACTGGACGTGTTGATTTAATTACAGAAACTATCGCATGGGAATTAAAATGTACTTCGGAAATCACCACAGAACATTTGGTTCAGGTTATTATTTACGCATGGTTATGGAAAATGCGACATAGTTATACAGAAGAGTATGAAGAAAAAGTATTCAAAATATTCAATATTAAAACCGGTGAAATAATGAGATTAGACGCCTCTATGGATGATTTAAATACCATTATTACTACCTTATTAAAAGGGAAATTTCAAGAACCAGTTAAAAAAACAGATGAAGAGTTTATAGAAGATTGCCAAGATTGTATCTAATATATGTAACAATAAATTACACATATTACTATTTAAAGATTTACCGAATCGGACTTTTGAATAAAACGCTTTACGCATTCCCAAATCTTAGCAGATTCGTCCAAACTGAAAGCACCGCGTTTTTGGGCGGTGTCTAAAAAACCAACCATAACATTCAACGCAGCGTTATCGTGATTAATTGGGATTTCAGTCAATCTTGGCATCTGTTGAGGGGGGGGTCTTTTCAACTGACTCTGTGGTAGGAGGAACAGTAGAAGGTTCAGTAAGTGGGGTCATTACGTTAGCGGGTTCAGTACGATTAGCAAAATCCATTATATACTATGTATTAATGTTGTTTCTTTATGCTGTTTTTGTTAAACCTAACTTTGTTAATACTAAATTAGTTATATAACTATCATCGTCGCCCCATGCGTTATATTCCTCTCCCTCAATTTTGACATATTTATTATCTATTACATTTCCAGCAGCATTTAAGTAACGAACCATCATGGTAACGTGAGAGTCAAGAACCATCTCCATCACTTCCATCTCAATTTTGGTAACTACGGGTGCGTCTAAAGAAAAATCATTTACGTCTACTTGAAGATTATTCATATTTATAATATATATTAAGAATTTAATTTTCATATTCTTACGAATATACATTACTTACCATCGACGATGCCTTCGTCTATGCCACCGACGACCATAACCACCATAACCGCCATAACCACCATAACCGCCATAACCACCATAACCGCCATAACCACCATAGCCACCATAACCACCATAACCACCATAACCGCCATATGGTAATACATATGGGGAATAATAAACCGGATACACAATCATATCTCTATACTATAATACAATAAAACAACGTATACTAAAAAAAATAATTACTAAATAAAGCACATATGCTGTCACAATAATACAATTTATGGATACATTCATAGATTAGTATATTTTGTAATACTAATCTATCGGTTATACTTAGTTTTCTTTCATAGAAATAGGGGTAATGCAAATTTCATTTCTATTACCTAATTCACGTGATTTTACGTTTGTTTTTACAGTTAGTCCGTGCTTTCTCATGCATCCTCTTTTATGGGCGGCTAACGCCTTCAGGTTATTGGCTGAATAATATTTACATATATCACATTTTAATCCAGATTTTATTATAGGAGCAGAATATTTACCAGATAAATACTTATCTAATGATGGAAACTTAATTTCATCTATTTGGGCTATTACTTTCTTTTGACTTTCTTTTAATACATCAATAACTGCTAACTTTTGCGTCATAAACATTTGATATTCGTTATTAATTGTTTCTAATATGTCTTTGGGTATAGTGAAATCATCATTTATACCCGTTTTATTGAATTGATGTAATTTAAAATATAAATGGTCTATTATATTTACAGCGGCTTCTATTTTATGATTGGAATACTCTGAATTGTGAACGAATATTATTACATTATTGGTGTGAAATTCTATTTGGAAATCATTTTTATTAGAAATTCCAGAATATTGTGATACCATTATACCACACTTGTTTTCATCACTAAGCACATTCATAAACGATGCCATCTCATCTGAAGTTACATTTGTATCTAACTCATAATTCTGAATCAATATATCTGGTTTTCGGATTCTTTTCATTACGGTTGTTGGCGTATTCATTCCAAATATTTTTGACGATATATCTGCACTACCAAACGATTTTGTCAAAACACTTATAAAATGATAGTTGGTCGTACTATTCTTATAAGTATTTTTATCAATAGGTTTATCGGTAGTTAATATTGAATTTATGCTATTAAACATAGTTTTATGAATTTCATCTGTGTCTGTAATATTATCTTTTATTGATTTTACGTTATTAGTGATTCGTTCCTCACTCGCAGTTATAGAACATAGTATGGGCTGTTGAATATTTTGTAACATCAATGAAGATTTTAATTCAAAGTTATTCATGTATTCTTTTAATGAATGTGTATCTACGGATTTAAGTAAGGTTTGTGTATCTGATGCGATTGCTTTCTGAAACGAATATAATGAACGGTTTATATCTTCGGATTGTTTCGTATTTAGATTCGGTATGATATTGCGAATTACATCCACCGTTTTATTTAATAAGTTTGAGTTATTTGCTTCCATTATGCTTGTGATTTTATCAGTAGTCTCTGTGATTACCATTGTTTTCAGTTCTTCCAAATAATCGTCTTTAATATCAGTCATTTCGGTAATGAATGAATGTAAATTATCAGTTTTCATGGAGGTCATTGTATCTTGAAGCAGAGAAACCACACGATTATTTTCGGATATTTCACTGAGTATCTTTTGATGAAAATTATTAGTAACTATTTCATTATTATTATTAAGTGCGGAATTCAATAATTCTACGCATAGTCTATTTATACTGTTTACATCTACATAAGGGTGTTCTTTATAAAACGAACAAACATTTTTATCTGTAATAATTATACGGTCCGACGACATCGTATATTTTATTGGTTATATATTATAACATATATAATCTTTGTTTTATATGTTATTTTTTGTTATTCTTCTGTAATTTCACTCATAGTATCAAGATCGTGTTTTCCTGAAGACGGACATGTTTTATATTTTGATATATGAAATAATGGTTGTCCTGATTTTTGTGATTCAGTGTCTAACAATACGAAAGGTTCATTTATTAATTTTGTAAGTTCTTTGTTTTTTTCGTTAATTTCTTGATTTAATTGTGCGTTTTTTGTTTGAAGAAGAGAAATTATACGAATTTGCGTTTCAGGAGAATCTTTTGAATATTTTTCTTTCATTGCGTTCAGTTCGTTTTGTATTTTTGTGGCATATTGTACCATTTCATTGTATTTCGTTTTCAATATAAAATTCTCGTAAGTTAGGGCTTCAATTACGGAATTTTTTTTCATAATATAAATTCATTATATTATAGTTTTTCCTAAATATTTTTGTATATACACCACATATGCTATCATGTTTGTAAAATACAACTGTAATTAGTATACTATATTTGTAATTTTTGTGAATGGTTATTACATACGCGTAAATACATTTGTAACCACACCATATAAGCTGCCATTTATTTAGGATTTCTTTTTATTTTTGAATTTTATAATATGAACTAGTATTATATGTCAATGGAGACAAACGGAAAGTATCCCCCAACAAGCGCGCCATTTCAACAATGGCAAAACTTCTACCCTCCTTACGCTTACGAGCCTAAGGATGATGACTCAAAAGTCATCGAAACTATTACTGATGCTGAGCGTAATCTGACTGCCGGTCAAGTCTCAGTAACTAAAGACATTCACGCTACTACTCTTGGTTTACGTGATGCCGTCGAAAAAGGCACTCTTATGAATAGTAAGTCTATTGATAAAAATACTGCCTACGTTAGTTCTGCTGTTGAGCGCAATGGAGGTCAATTAATGGGTGCCGTTCAAGGTAACGGTGGCAAGATAATGACTGCTATTGAGAAGGTAGCAGGAGAGACTCGACTTACTACCACTGTTACTGACGCTGCCAGTCGCCAAGCTGCTGCTGATAGTGCTCGCGACTTAGCAATTGCTATTGAGCGTAATGGTGCTAATGCGGTAAACGCGGTTAGTAGCACGAATACATCTTTATTAGGTGCTATTGAACGCAATGCTGGCGAAAATCGTGTTACCACAGTCAACGCACAAGGTCAGCTTGATGCCAAGCTCACTGATGTTCGTCATTCTATTTTGAATGATGTTAACCGCACTGGTGCTGAGATGGTTAACTCTAATATCCAAAACTTGAATGTTTTGACTAAGCATGTCACCGATGGTGCTTGGGAGACTCGTTCTGCTTTGACTTCTGGATTTAATACCACATCTGTTGGATTGGAGCAAATTAAAGGCGATTTAGCAAGCCAAGGTTCCACTCATTACGCATCTATGATGTTAGAACAACAAAAATTAGGTCAATTTATGACTTCTAAGATGGACGGTCAATTTGCTGCCACTCAAACTGAAATTTTGAAATGCAAGGCTGACCTCAGTGCACAAGCAGCATCTCAGTTCTCTGTTACTCAACTTGAACAACAGAAAATGGGTGCTGCTATTAGCGCACAAATGGCTGAGGCTAAGTATGACGCTCTTAAGAATCATACTGATATGTCTAAGCAACTCGCTGAATGCTGCTGTGAAATCAAGGGAAAGAACGACCAGATTGATCGCGACCGTTTACGCGATGAGAATACTGTTTACAAGGTCAACCCTTTTGGTCCTGTCGGTGGTGGTATCTTAGGAGGTGCTGGATTACCTATTGGGGGTGGTATTCTTGGTGGACCCGGATATGGTTATGGTGGTTACCCAGGAGGTGGACACGCTGGTCCTTATGGAAATCACGAGGGTCTCGGTAACGTACATGTATATAGCGATAATCGTGGTCGTAGACGCTCTCGTTCCAGGTCATGCTCCCCACACAATGGTGGTGGTCGTAGATGAGGGTTTTCGGGACAATTAGATACTGATAGCGACAGTGATTCATCTTGCGGTAGCAGTTCAAGTAGTAGTTCCAGTTCAAGTAGTAGTTCCAGTTCAGGTAGTAGTGCTAAAAACACAACTTCTAATAAAAAATCAGCTATAAAAAAGTTCTCATCTTCTATATGGAAAAAAATAATAGACAAAGGCGTTGAGCCTCCTATATTCATACCTGGACCTATTGGTCCATCTGGAAAAGATGGTGCTGATGGAAAAGATGGTACTGATGGAAAAGATGGTGCTGATGGAAAAGATGGTGCTGATGGAAAAGATGGTGCTGATGGTCTAAGAGGGTCACCTGGAGAAAACGGATTTGACGGGGTTACTGGACCTACAGGAGAATCCGGTGCACGCGGAACACCAGGAACAAATGGTATCAATGGTACTATTGGACCAACAGGACCAACAGGACCAACGGGACTATCTGGCTCGGATAGTGTTTAAACAAACAATTATTAACTATATATCTATATGTCCGTAGTCTAAATTTTTAATTCATTATACAAATAATACTATAATGAATTATGCAATACAAATCATAGAAAATGATGCTGTAATTTGTGGTATTGGTGTCCCCGATGTGGCGGACCCGTATAAATTTATACCGCGAGTTATTGATGAGCTATTTACTATCTGAAGAACACATGTTTTACCGGTTAGAGAATCAGAAAAATCAGTAATCATGTCATCTTCAGTTATATGTATTATAAATGTGTGTGTATTTTGTAACGAACCGCTTATGCCTCCGATTGTGCTCCCTTTCACTATATATAACATATTCTTAATTATTGAAAATTGACAAGGTGACATCGTATATATGTTTATATTAATTAAATAGTAGCCTGACTTCCATACATAAATATCAGCGGTTTCCTCAATATGTTTACAATGACCCATACTTGCGGTTTGTTCTTCAAATGTAATTGGTTCATCTACTAATATGTATTGTTCTTTCATACTACATATAGATAAATGAGTCTTTTCGTATGATTCACTATCAGCGCCAGCTGGTCCAGCCGGTCCTACTGGTCCAGTCGGTCCAACCGGTCCAGTAGGACCATCTGAATATTCTATTTCTACTTCCACATGGCTAATATCCACATTATAAATTAAATAATTAATAGAACAATCACACACCTCACTATAAAGCAACATACTATTCGTTAGTAATTTATTACAAGCATTACAGTAAGATGATGTCACGTTATATGATATATCTTTTTCCTTATTATAACTTACATCATGTACGTAATTATGGCACATATCATGTATGCCTTTATCCCAATTACAACTTACATCATGTACGTAATTATGGCACATATCATGTATGCCTTTATCCCAATTACAACTTACATCATGTACGTAATTATGGCACATATCATGTATGCCTTTATCCCAATTACAACTTACATCATGTACGTAATTATGGCACATATCATGTATGCCTTTATCCCAATTATAACTTACATCATTTACATAATTATGGCACATATCATGTACGTAATTATGTGACATATCACCACAACCACATTTACTTCCTTTTGAACAACCACACGACATTGTTATCTATAAATATACATTATAGATTATTTTTCTAAATAATATTACGAGAAACGCAGTAATAATACAATTGGAAATACATAGTTTATAATGTAAATATACTGATACAGTTGTAGTTTTCTACAAAAAATACAAAAATACAAATGTATTTGTAATTTACAATTGTAATTTACAAATATTCAGAAAAATTACATTTTGATATTTAATTTTTTACGGTAGTTTTCACCATAGTCATATAATAACTCTTCGCCTTTTACTATGTTTCGCTTAGCATAATAAAATACATAATTATTTATATCTATTTGTTGTCCATTTGATTTTGTAAATACACATGTTTTTCCTGGGTTTATATAATTTACTACTGATACATTTTCCACGTCATTATTATAACAACAATTCATAAAACGAGCAAAATTCGATTTTGTTATATCCAAAGCATCTATCATAAAACTGTCGGTACTGAATATATAATCATTATTAGGACAATCTGCTTTATTATGATACACCTCACCCATGTAATTACCTATAAATGTCCCTTGAGAAATATCCATATTCGCAAATAATCCTAATCCAGCATTCGGTATTTTACTATACTTTATTGATAAGAAATCAGGAATATATTGAGGAACATCTACAATTTCTATATTTACTGGTTCCATATACAACCTAAAAATAAATTAAATCTAAAATATAAACGTGTTATAATATATTCAATAGTTTCACCAAATTTCTATCTATTGCACGTGAACCACTACTCATATGTGATGATTCAAAATTACGCATCCTGGTTTTACAAAACCCACCATCTTCTTCGCTATAAATAACCGATTTTATAGCGAATTTTTTCATTTGTTTATAACATTCTACACATGGACCAGAAGACATTATAGAATTATTTGTTCCTATCCTCACTATATAGAGTGAAATTTTATTTGCTTTGTTTAATCGTAGACACTTTCTAAGAACGTCTATTTCAGCATGACAAGAACATACACGATTGCTTATTAGCCCATCACGAGAAGTAGTCCTACAATGGTTATGTCCACGTGCTATTATTTTACCAGAAGATACTGCTATACACCCATGACGATATGGAACGCTGGATTTTTCTGCTTCTTCTATAGCGAAATTCATATATCGCATATCGGCATTCGAACAATCCGAATATCCCATTTTGTATATTTTTATAATCGGTATTACGCCCTGGCAAGAATCAATTTTTAGTATTTACTATATTCACAATCGGTTTGCGGGATAGCAATGGGCTTTGTAAAAGTTCCAGTAAATCCATACTTCATTAGACTCTTTTTTACATTTTCTTCATATGTATCATAATAACGGGTTACATTACGGGTAATTACGAACAATGACAGATTTAAATTGTCAGATATAATAGAATATTCATATTGATCGTTTACAATTGGACCCAATTCCAATACCCAATATGGTGCTGATGTAGGAACTCCATCAAGTTGAACGGTAAGATACCCACCCGTATTACCTGGCTTATAAAATGCATACCCTGCGATTTGGTCTACATTTCCATCTTTGTCAATTTGACTATTCAATACAGTTACGTTTGTTTCAGTCAACCCATAATCAGCAACCGCACATGTACCTTCACCTTGAAATGACATATCAAATCTATCTTTGATTACTTGATACCAACGACCCGAATACATCAATAAATCTAAATTATCCACTGGATTCACATTCGCAGCAAAAACCGCAACAACAGATACTAAAATAAATAAATTACCTAACATAATTACTATAATGGATGCGTTACTTCTATATTATTTTGATTATTACATATTTTACGCTGAATAAAAAATACGAAAAAGAATTGGCTCAAGATTTTGAAATTGGACATAAAATAAATGTCCAAAATGAAAAATCTCAATGAAGAATTTAAAATCGTTTTTGTAAAATAACGTTTATAAGCATTATGCTGTATTTTGGGTATTTTGGATATTGGAGTTGTTAGCATAATTAAAATTAAGTATATTACGCTGAAATGTATTTAGAGAATTTTGTGTAAGTATTATATACTTACATATGACTGACGAAAATTTACAAATATCGCCCAATTACTATGGGTGTGGAGTATGCGAATATTATGCTTTTACACAAGAATATATTATCGAACATTTTTACAGCAACCACAGCGATAAACTATGTAATACTGACAATACTGACGAAAATTTCCCGTTTGTTCGCCACTACTTCTACTGCAGCAAATGTAAATATAAAAGTACGAAGAAGAGCGATTATATGAAACATTGTGCGTCTAAGAAGCACAATAGGGATATAGGGTTCCAATTTGAATATGCATGTCATTGTGGTAAAACATATAGACATCGACAAAGTTTACATTCACATAAAGCTTATTGTAATAAATATTGCGAATCCTCCAATACAGACATTGACAGTGATGCATTGAAACATACTGTTACAAATAATTATCAACGAAACGATGTGACAAATGAACCATTAAATCAAACAGAACTTCTGGTTGAACTTCTTAAACAAAATCAAGAATTTAAAGACCTTATTGTAGAAGAACGACGTGAATTTCAACAAATACTCACCGAACAAAATAAACAGTTGAATAGTCAGAGTGAGAAAATGATGGAATTAGCAGGCAATATGGGAAATAATAATACGACTAATAGTAATAATAATAACAAGTTCAATATGAATGTGTTTTTAAATGAAAAATGTAAAGATGCTATCAGTCTTACTGATTTTATTAATTCTATGAATTTATCAATGGAAGATTTTATACAAACGGGAGAACTTGGATTTGTGGATGGATTATCACGCGTCGTGATTGAAAAGATAAATGATATGGAGTTATGTAATAGACCTTTACATTGTACGGATTTAAAACGCGAAGTAGTATATATAAAGGATGCTGAAAAATGGGAAAAGGACGAGAACAAAACGAAATTACGCAATGCTATCAAGAAAATAGCACGCAAGAATGATAGAATGCGACCTATATGGTACGAAACAACGCCTGGTGTAAAAACAATGGGAACTGAAAACTACGAAAAATTCTTCAAATATTCAGAATCCGCATTGGGGGGATGTGGAAAAGAAGAAACGAAATCATTTGAAGATAAAATAATGAAAAACATCATGAAAGAAGTGACTATTGATAAACAGATGTCATTATAATAACATTCTATTTAACAAATTATTTTAGTAACATTGAGAACATTGACACAAAGACGATTCTATACTGTATATCTATAGAATGGATCTAAGTAATTCGGAGGTTTCACCACCTTCACAACAATGGTATTGTTATATTCTTCGTAATCGTCAGGCAAAATACAGCCATCTCACGTATAATGGTTCCACAAACAGCCCATATAGGCGGTTACGGCAACATAATGAAGAGATTTCGGGAGGAGCTGTATATACTCATGGACGTGGTGGTGGATGGGAAATATACGCATTATTAACGGGATTTGTAGACCATAAAAACGCATTATCATGCGAATGGCGTATAAAACATACGAATGGACGACCCGGAAAACGCCCCACCGAACATTTGGGGGTTGCTGGCAGAATACGTGGACTTAATGAAGTTCTCAAATTAGATAAATGGACGAGTAAATGTCTGGTTAATAACAGCGAAATAAATTATACGCTATATATCGCAGATGATGTCGCACATTATATACATCCAGAAGAATTACCTGAAAATATACAAGTTATACGCGGAATTCCACAATTTTCAAAATGATTGTTTCAGTTGACTACTTTGTATACCAAATTTATTTGATAGTATTGAGAACATTGACATAAACATCATAAAAAAACATAAAAATAGAGGTATAATACATATATTATGAATCATTATCAATTAAGTTATGAATTTCGCAATTCGAACGCAAGACAAAAACAAGAAATATGGAGACAAAAACAAATTCAAATATTTTACGGAACAGGTAAACCCATTTTCACTATGGATGAAGAAACCCAACATATACGGAGTCATAATAATCCATACTTTTACAAGGATAAACACGAAGTAGACAATCCAAGAATAGTATCCGAGAACAAAAGACACAAAGAAGACACCATATAATACAATAATGAACGAACTATTTTCTATAAAATATGACGACCCGCGTTTAGAACTTTATGTAAGAAACGCGTACACGGTATTAAATAACATAGTCACGCAAACAAATAACCAAAAATACGAAATATCACTCTATTTAGATAGCAGTATGAACGAAAGTACTTACGGAGTAGCGTCGTGGTACGACCAATACATAATATTAAACGAGAACGCCAAGGATAGTATAGTCACATTAAACGACGTTGAATATCCAATTCTCAGTGTGGTTTTGATACATGAAATATTACATATATTTGGATTAGTAGGATTAGGATTATATGGGTTCATTTACATTCGCGGAGAACATGAGACACCACCCAATGTATATACCGGAAAACAAGGTGTAGCACAATATAAAAATGTTCTCCGTGAAAATGAAATGAATGTTGATAATATTGGATATTTACCTATAGAAAATGATTTTGAAGAAGGCACGGTGAGAACTCACTTAGAAGAAGGTAAAGACGACGAATACAAGCCCGAAAAACGATACATAAATGACGTCCATTATCCAGTTATAACGAACGAAATTATGACTGGGTTTATCAATAGACATAACTATTTTACACCCATCACACTTGGTATTCTGGAAGACTTGGGGTTTGTGGTTAATTATGAATCTATATATGTAACTTCAATCGGAGAACATTTACACATACTGTAAAATTGAAATAACTATATACTGGTTATTTCAATCAATATATTCACAATGCTTAGATTAGCACAATTATCAGCCAATAAATCAATTTTAGGTGGGATTGGACCCACAACTAATGTGATCGAGACCGTTATTAACAGTCAACCAGATACAAATAATGTAAATACACCTACAAACACACTTATAAACATTATTAACGAACAAAAAGAAAAGGAAAGTCGTGTAGATATATGGAAAAATAGTATCTTTAAATCTCTACCTAACCTCCAGTCAAATAATATTGGTAATGTTGGTGAGATATTTCTTGGCAAAATATGCGAATTTCAACAAATTGACTCAGAAATTGATGGTACAAAGACAAAAATGTTAGGTGGTGGCGCAGGTGATGGCATTATAAATGGTAAAACAGTAGAAATTAAGACCGCTCATCGTGGTGGTAGTAACACGAGTTTTCAACATGAATTGGGCGAATTCCCATGGCATGCTAACTATATGGCGTTTATTGATGTAGACCCAGTATGTGTATATATGACTATATTCCCGAATTTTACGGAAGAACAATATAAAAACTGTGTTCGTTGTGAACCGTATTTCCCAACGCGCTCATTTTGTTGGAGAAAAAAATCGGGGGCGTTTAAATTAGATACGACACCTAAGTTAAACGAACAAGCAATTTTAAACGGGCATACAATAAAAATAACAGAAGATACGCAATTTGAAACTATTGGGGACTTTATTAAACGAATTGTTCGATAATTTGTGAAGTACGTATATTGTAGGCTGAATTTGTTGATAAAAAGGCGACGTCACTCCAAACTATATTTTTGAACTTTTGTATATTTGTTTTTTTATCTTTATTGAAGACGATTCCATAACCTCTTCTTCGTGGCAAGCTGTCAAATGTAGTATAATAGGTCATATTGTCCTTTCCAAAACACGTGGAAGGTATGTATATATCACACTCGTAAAACATCTTTTTATTTCTGGTTGTTGATGGAGTTCCTCCATCGGATAATGAATAAATTTTAACTACATCGCTGTCCTGTGTTTGAATGGTATATTTATCTGATATATGTTTTTTAGACCATATTTGAAATATACAATTCACTTTTACATCCTTTTTGTTAGGTTCATAGAAACTTGTATCTAATTTTTCAGAATGGACCAAATTAAACCCTTCTACCCTCTTTCTGGGAACCCCTTTCCCATCGCTTTCAAACAGTTGCGGTAAGATAAAACATACATAATCAGCAAACGATGCGGAATGATTTATGAATTTTAATGCCAATTGTCCCCTTAGACCAAAGGGTGGATTACCAAATACAATATATTTTTTGTTATTATCAGAAGGAACCCATGAAAGATAATCTTGTGTGTCAATGTTCTCAACTTTAGGTTCTATATCCAATGCTAATGTTCTATCTTTTGGAAGAACATCCAAGAAACTACCATCACCTGCGGAAGGTTCAATATATATATATTCTGTATCACTTTCACCCATTTTTGTCAGGAATTCTTGAAATACGTCAAAACATTTCTTAGCGGTTTCGGTTGGAGTATAAAACTGATCCTTATCTTTATATGAAAATTTGGCATAATCAATAGGAATATTATTCATTTTAAATAAATCAAATTGGTAAGACGAAGGAACGGAATTTAATTCCTTCCAACGTTTCACTGTTCCGGTGGCTACATTTACGTATTTTGCGATATCATTGTAACTCTTTGTTTCCAATGTAGTATTTAATACGGTCATAATATCTGGTGTAGTTGTTTCCATTTCATTAACAGGCTCATCTGTAGATACCGGTTGAAATGTATTTTCAACAGGATGCATGTTATTCATCCTTTCTTCAACTGCCTTTTCCACCATTTCTTTCATTTTCTCCATTGTATTTTCACAGGGGGTTTTTCTTTTTTTATGAGTTTCAAAATGCGACTTTTGCTTGAATGCTTTTCCGCAACGAGGACAATCGTATTTACCCATTTTAGTTATATACATATATAAGACCAACTGGGTTTAAATCAATTTTACAATATAACAAAATAAAATAGAAATCTTATCCTTGTTCTCAACAATATGATATTGATTGATAGAAATATAAACAATTCGTTTTATGTAACTACATATGTCTTCTCGTATAAATCTATTAGTAACTGGTGGATGTGGTTTTATCGCATCTAATTTTATAAATCATATAGCAAAAACAAATAAATATAATATAATCAATGTTGATGCTATGTATTATTGTGCGAACGAAGAAAATGTAGACGAGTATATACGAAATAGTGATTATTATACCTTTGTAAAGGGAAACGTATGTTCCGAAGATTTAATAACACACATATTGCCTTCACATAAAATAGAACAAGTTATCCATTTTGCCGCTCAATCACACGTTCAAAACTCATTTGAAGATTCCCTCCAATTCACAAGAGATAATATATTAGGAACACATGTTTTATTGGAATGCTGTAGGAAATATGGTAAACTAACCAAGTTTATCCATGTTTCAACCGATGAAGTCTATGGCGAATCTATGAATACTATCGACGAATCGCATAAAACAGAACACTCTATTTTGTGTCCTACAAATCCATATGCAGCTACCAAAGCGTCCGCAGAATTAATAGCTCAATCTTACAATCATTCTTATAATATGCCGATTGTTATTACCCGTGGTAATAATGTATACGGTCCAAATCAATATCCGGAAAAGTTAATTCCGCGATTTATACAATTACTCCAGAATGATAAAAAGGTGACTATACAAGGTGATGGAAGTGCAGTACGAGCATTTTTACATACCGAAGACACTGTACGAGCGTTTGAAACTATATTGGAAAAGGGGGTTATTGGAGAAATTTATAACATTGGATGTGACGATGAGATGGAATACAGTGTATTAGACGTTGCTAAGATGCTGATTAAAAAAATAAAAGATACCGATGATTATGATGAATGGATAACTTACATTGAAGACCGTCCATTTAACGACCAACGTTATTATATAAGCAACCAAAAAGTAAAACAACTGGGATGGAATATTCATATGACCTTTGAAGAGGGGATTAGTCAACTATGTTCTCAACCGATATAAAAAATTGTGTGTATATTATTACAACAATGTCAAGACCTGATTGGGATACATATTTTAAAGAGATAGTTCAAGTTACTTCAAAACGTTCTCCATGTGAACGATTAAAAGTAGGATGTTTATTAGTAAAAGAAAACAGAATTATTAGTCAAGGTTATAATGGGTTTTTACCCGGATGCGTCCATAAAAGTATAGTCCGAGACGACCACGAACAGGCTACTCTCCACGCAGAACAAAACGCATTGTGTGATTGCGCTAAGCGAGGAGTATCGAGTGACGGAAGTGTTGCATACATCACACATTATCCGTGTCTGATTTGTTGTCGGTTGTTGATTGCTTCGGGAATTAGCGAGGTACGATACATTAATAATTACCGTAATGACGAGTTAGTTCCCTATTTTTTGGGACAAAAAAATATACAAATTATACAAATCTAATTACGCATATATTCTAATATTCGCTTGCATTCATAATCATATCGTAATATTCATCCGAGTGTGTTAAATGATACTGATAACTTGCCATCATTTTATACATTAAATTTGTATCACTTGTATTGTTTTTTTGATATATAATTTTTTCATATAGCTCGTTTATAAAGCCATTATAGTCTGTATCCCCAGTTTCTTCATACCAATGCATATGTCTTCCACGATCATCCTTATCAAATACACGATATAGATATTTTACAATTAATTCATTTTCAGATTGTTGATAAACTGTCTTACTTGGGAAGTATTTATAAAATATATTACTCAGTAGTTCTACTGTACCCGTTGAAAATGATGTATATGTTTTTACTAATTCAGATAGTAAATCATAAATAGACTTATCGTCAGGAAATCCACATGCTAATCTTACGTCTGGATAAATAAACGAGTAAGTATACCTCTGTAACTCATATGGTAATCTATTATGGGGATACGTTGTTATTCTGACTTCATTCATGGTTGTATTGTTTGATATGTTATATATGTTATATAATATATCAATTTTACATTTTTCAGCGTGAATATGTGTGATACTGAAACATCACCATGTCTGTTTTAGACAGTACTTTATTACCTGACTTTATTAGTTCGAATCCGTATTTTTTCGTTATCTCATTTAACGTACATGGAAAAAATGTATCTCCGTCTATTTCTTTATCCACTACCGTAATATGCAACTTACTACATTTATCTAAAAAATGGCGATATATATCACTTCCACCTATAATGAATACTTGTTCTCCCCATTTTTTGGTTTGATTTTCGATGATATTTGACACATTTTCCATATTTGTAAACGCAAGGTTCTCATGTTTACTTACATATTTATCAGGATTTGATGTTAAAACGATATTATATCGGTTTTTTAATGGTTTTATTGGCAGGGATTCGTACGTTTTGCGCCCCATTACTACAATATGATTGGTAGTAAGTTCCTGAAACATTCTCAAATCCTCTTTTATTTTCCAAGGTATTGTATTATCCATTCCAATTACCATTTGTTGATTACATGCTACAACTATTTCGTACATATAGAACTGTATATTCTATATATATGTGTATTTTTATGTCAATGTTCTCAATATTATTTTGGAAATGTGATTATTGTTTTATTTATTCAATGATTTTTTATCCTTCTTCTTGTTTTTACGGGAACGTTTTGACTTCTTCTGTCTTACGCGTTTTGTCTTCTTTTTCTTACGACGTGTTTTCTGGGTTTTACCTCTACCAAGTATAGTGCATTGGTCCAATAATACTTGGTTCTCAATATAACTCAAATTACCTACCTTAATAGATACTTCTGCTTGACAGTGGTTCGCACTAACAACCGCTTGTCCGCTTTCGTTATCACCCATTGCCAACCGTGTTGGTAATGACGCAATCGGAATCGTTGGTTTATCATTTCCTGTTTCTATAACAAATATTTGATGTTCTCCATTAACAACCTCATCCAATTCATTCAATGGTATCATTAATCCATTTATAGCTAATATACGCATGTTTAACATAGGTCCACTAATAATGTTCTCTTCGTGTGGTACAAATGCTTCGGATAATTCTCTACATTCATACACTATATAGGTTTCATCCAATGTTTCAGATGTAATGAGTTTTCTAATAGTTGGTTTATCAAGCACCCCAACTTGTTGGTCGTAAATAAAAATTACATTGTCTTGTTTTTCGGTAATATAATCACAAAAACTAATATCTTCCATTTCAAGTGCATGATAACCGGATAATCCAACATTCTCAAATGGATTTGTATCATTCATAGTTAATGTTATTTCGGGACGTTGGAGATAATTTTGTTTTTTTTCATTTCGTTCACGTTTTAATCTTTCGTTTCGTTCTTGTTCTGTTTCTCTATTTACGGTTTCCATACGATTCCATAGCTCATTTTCATTATTTGATTGTGTGTCGTCTTGATTAGCTGAACCCATTAAACCTAATAACCAATCATCGTTAATCGTATTTGGTAATGGTCCTGGCGATGTTTCTGGTATATCAAAAGATTCTTCAATATCACTCAGATTACCTATAGCGTTTGATTCGTTAGGGTCAGTTTCAATTATACTAATCTCACTTTCATCAAGAACTGAATTTTCAGGGGTTTGTGGTAAATCCGTTGTTGTACGGAACACTCTATTCGGAGTTTGCGGTAAATCCGTTGTTGTACGGAACACTCTATTCGGAGTTTGCGGTAAATCCGTTGTTGTACGGAACACAGTACTTGGTGTTTGCATGTCTAACATTGTACCCGTAAAATCAGTTCCAGTTGTAGTTGAGCCGTTTATATTTGTACCATCCAAGTTAGCGCCATTAAATCTGGTTTTTGTTAAATTTGCGTTTCTAATAGTGGCATCCTGAAAGTCTGTGTTGCTTAAATTCGCATTCTCTAAATTAGAACCATCTAAATTAGCATATTCTAAAGTAGCACCGGATAGATTGGCACCTTTTAATTTCACATTTTGAAGAACGGCTTTATTAAAGTTAATTCCTGGTATTTCTATGTTCTCACCATTAGCACCATTTTTTAATAATGTTATTATAATTTGAGTACGAATACTATACAATTCAATTTCTCTTTCATCATCGCCCATAAATTCAGTCGTTTTTAAATCATTGTACTTAGCTATCGCAATATCTAAAGGGGTATCTCCGCTACTATTTTCAAAACTAAGGTCTGTGATGTTGATTATATTTTCTTTTATATAAGGTAAATCATCTTCTATTATTGCGTCCATAAACTTTGTATTCAAATTACCACCTATTTGTGTTTTGTTTGTTCTACTTCTCTTTTTACCTTTCTTCGTTTTTTTAAGCTTCTTCGTTTTGTTAAGCTTCTTTGTTTTTGGCATCTGACCGTTATAATATATACATAAAAAAAGGTGAATATATAGTGTTATTTTTAATATTATAATCCAAATCTCATATGCGTCATACCCATAATTGTACTTGGGTCACCTATTCGTCGACTATATGCTTGGCGAAGTAAAATCATTTTGTTTAATAATATATCAGTATCCATTTTTTTTACCTTTTTCTTAATGTGTGTATCGCATGGGATAAAGTATTTCCAATAATAATTCGGTTTTCCATCCGAACTTAATACGGTTGGAGCATGGAACCAACTTACATTTATTTGGTTTCCATCTTTATATTGGATGACATTGTCGAAACGATGTAAATTTTCTCCATCCTTGGAGAATACACCACGCAGTTTGGCTATACGTCCAGTTGGACCATGCGATTCGATATAATATGTGTTATTATTGATTAGATTGTCTGATTCTATTGGTATCATGTTAGTTGTTTGGTTTCAAATGCGTTATTTTTTATGTTTCAATTTTGTATGTTATTCCGATTTTAATGGTAATATACGGCCGAGTAACCAAATACCTATCATCGTCCACATTGCTATAATGCTGTTTCCACCATGATAAATAGCCCATCGTAGTCCATAACAATGAGGAGCTGGTACTAAAAACGGGGACATAAGTATACCAATTAATGTAGCTGGAACACACCAATACACATACATATGTGATGCTACATAATGCATGACTACCCATAATAAATATATGCCGAAATTCGTAATACAGAAGTTGAATATGTTTTTTATATTTTCCTTATTTATATATTGGCTACAATTACAGAGTGTGTCATAGTAATTCATAATTAACAATGGTCGTTACTAATAGTTCATTGTTAATTGGGTTATCAATTTTATTTTGATTTTCATATTCTAATTTACTCGATTTTCATTTGCTTATCTATAGTCACTTCTTTCATGACATTTTTCATTATTTTGTTTTCAAATACACGATTTTCCTCTGTTCCAAATCCACCTAATGCCGCCGCCGAGTATTTGAAGAATTTTTCACAGTTTTCCGAGCCGAGAATCTCCACATTGGGGGTTTCAGCATACCATTTTGGACGCATTCGTTCATTTTTATAGGCTACTCCCTTAATTGCCTTCCTGAACTTCTCCTGGTTGGTGTCTTTTTCCCACTTTTCAGCGTCTTTTACATAAACTGTCTCTCGTTTCAGGTCCGTACAATGAATAGGTCGGTCATGAATATCCATATCACCGATTCGTTGAATCAATACTTGTGATAATCCATCAACAAACCCGATTTCGCCAGTTTCTATGAACTCTTCCATGGAGATTTCCATGTTTTTTACGAAATCTTTTAACGTCATCGCATCTTTACATTGCTCGTTCAGGAAAACATTTAAATTGAACTTATTGTGACTGTTTGTATTGGTAGTATTATGGTGGTTATGTCCGCCCATATTTCCTGCCATTTCCATCATCTTTGCATTTTGTTCTACCAACAATTGCTTGAATTCACGGTTTTCATTGACTAACATCATTATTGTGCTTGATAACATATCGTACTTGTCGTCTTTATCCGTATCTGTACTTTCTTGTGTTGAGTGATGAGTACAATTCTTTCGATGTCTTGATAACCCTTGACGATATTTGAATTCTTTGCCACATTGGCATATATGACTTTTTATAGATTGGTTACTGTCATCATTTGTAATCTTTTTATGTTTAGCAGTAGTTATATGTACTTCATAATTACTTTTTTTACTGCTGGTAAAGTCACATGGTTCACAATAATACATTGGCACTTGTTTTGGCATTTTTTAGTAACCTTTTGAACCTTTATTTAAGGTTATATAATTCTTTCTAAATCATTACCCGAATAATATACTTTATTTTTTATGGTAACAACTTTTTACAATAAAAAATGAAAATAACAGCATTATGGTCTAAAATGCCATTTTCAACAATACTGAAAATAAGTCTATCTCGGCAAAGTTGGTTTTGGACATTTATTTTATGTCCATTTTCAAAATTCTTAGCCAATTCTTTTTGTACATATTTTTACTTTTTCAGCGTAAATTATTTAAATTATATAAATTACTTAATTAATAAAGTTTTACATACTTCCATACAAGTTATTTTCAAAGTTCTCAGTCAATTCTTTTTTGTCTATATAATATAAATGAGTAATCCTACCTATTATTCCGCAATATACATTATTAATCGTTCCAAAAAAAACGCATCCAGGATGTGTTTACCAGAATACGAGTGTGATTTTTTACCCGAACGAATCAAGTTGAATGAACTGGCTGATTTAGTGGCAAATATGCAAAAAATATGTTTTAAAGATAAGAACGAAAACAATGAAAATAGCGAACGTTTGTATGATTTGTTTACTGCAACAACAGAAAAAACAGTAGCAGTAGCCTTAACATTAGGATATAGAGAAGGAGTTGTTGATTATAAAGAATTTGTAGATGGAGGGTCTGCTACTATTCAGATGAGTCAACAAGATGTATTGCCAACTCAACAACCATGGTTGAATGAAGTATGTCGTTCAAAGCGTATTTTAGAAAAAACAACAAGTCCAGTTATCCAAACAATGGACTTAATAGATAAATATATCAGAACTACATTGATGAACAAATACAAAAAAGTAAATGGATTATATTTATATGTGGAAAAATCTCCCGAACATGGGGAACCCGAATTTTTATTGGAATATTATAAGAAATATGGTTTTAAAGAGTTTCTTTTAGGTAAAAAAATAGACGAAGAATACTATTATATGAAGAAAACGTACGTAGGAAAATCACCATCTCTATGCAAAACGAAGGCAAAAAGTATATCACCAAATAAAACATCAAGTAAAACACGAAAAATAAAATCTACTGTAACCGCTTACAGTATGTAAACGATAATATTGTAATCTATATCATATACAATATTATTCAATCTTCATTTGCTTATCAATAGTAACTTCTTTGAGAACATTTTTCATTATTTTGTTTTCAAATTCCCTATTTTCTTCCGTTCCATATCCACCTAATGCCGCAGCTGAGTATTTGAAGAACTTTTCACAGTTTTCCGAACCAAGAACGTCAACATTCGGCGTTTCCGCATACCAAACTGGACGCATTCGTTCATTTTTATATGCGACTCCCTTAACTGCCTTCCTGAATTTCTCTTTATTTGCGTCTTTTTCCCATTTATCCGCATCTTTGATATATACTGTCTCTCGTTTTAAGTCAGTACAGTGAATAGGTCGGTCATGAATATCCATATCATTGATTCGTTGTATCAATACCTGCGATAGTCCGTCAACAAATCCGATTTCTCCAGTTTCAATGAACTCTTCCATGGATATTTCCAGGTTTTTAACAAAATCTTTCAAACTTATTGCGTCTTTACACTGTTCGTTGAGGAAAACATTTAAATTGAACTTATTATGGCTATTTGTATTGGTGGTGTTGTTATTATGATGGTTATTACCACCTATATTACCCGCCAATTCCATCATTTTTGCGCTTTGGTCGGTAATTATCTTTTGAAATTCGCGACGTTCTTCTAAGATAAGGTCTTTGAATTCTTGATTTTGCTTCAGCAACTCTATAACTAATGATGGATTTTCTATTATACTTGACATATTGGTTGGAATGGATTGTGAACCAGTCGTTTCTTTACATGTCTTTTTGTGTTTCCATAAACCGACTCGTGATTTATACACTTTATTACATAGATTACATTCAAATGTATCAGTAGCAACATTTTCGTTAGTTGCTTCGATGTGTTTGCGTGTGGTTAAGTGTTTATTATAACTACTGGATTTGTTAGTATAATAGTCACAATTCGAACAAAAATATTTAGAATTTACTACAGGCAATTTATCCGTTAACATAATGATTACTAAATGTTAACAAGTTGCTATATTATGTTAACATAAAAGTTTCTAAGTCAATTTAGCGTAATATACTTAATTTTTGTATGGTAACAACTTTTTACAATAAAAAATGAAAATAACAGCAATATGGTGTAAAACGTAATTTTAATAATTCCAAATATAATTCTATATCGGCAAAGTTGATTTTGGACATTTATTTTATGTCCATTTTCAAAATTCTCAACCAATTCTTTTTTGTAATTTTATTTTATTTTCAGCGTAAAACTATTTAATTTGTGTTTGTGTTTTCTCTTTTTTAGGTTTGACAACATTATTATAATAGTCCCTCCTTTTCTCTAAGAATATTTCATATTTTTCTGGGTCTTCCTTCAGCTTATTCATATATTGCTTAGCTTTTGCTTTCATTTTTTCTGGATTTCTGCGTTGGTAATTCTTTACGTTAATAAGATGACTTTGATACAATTTTTCTGCGGGAGAAAGGACTTGTGTGACAGTGTTTTCCATGTTATAGGGTTGGATATTAATAATTGTATTATTGGTTGTTACTTATATATGATGGTTATCAACTTCAATTTTTTGATACTTCTTCATCGAGTCCATTTTGCAAAATTAGATTAAAAAACAATATATACATAATTTTTATTTGTGGGGGTTGTGTTTATTTTGTTCGTATTTTTCTGATAAGATTATAAAGGGATATATATTCTTTCGTATATGGCATGTCATTGTCTAATTCGTTTATCAGACTTTTACATTCATAAATAATGTCTTCACCAAGAACATGTCCCTTGACGAAGGAAGATACCATACGTTGTGCGTTTACCAACGACTCACTACCGGATGAACTATAACCATCTGTATTATCTTCTTGTACTAATTTATCTTCATATTTAAGTTCCGGTGTAGAGGTAGGTTCCGGTTCCGGTGTAGATGTAGGTTCCGGTTCCGGCGTAGATGTAGGTTCCGGTTCCGGCGTAGATGTAGGTTCCGGTTCCGGCGTAGATGTAGGTTCCGGCGTAGATGTAGGTTCCGGCGTAGATGTAGGTTCCG